ACAAATTTTGAAGTAGAGCGTAAGTCTAGCACCTTCAAGCCTCTAAGTCAGAGCGAAATCTTGAGGCTCACCCAGATAAAGAAAAGCTATGAGAGATATTGGAAAGATGTACACGATATATTATTGGTGGCAGATCCAGAGACTTTGGAGGCGTTTAAGCAAGCCAAGGCAGACCAGGAAAGAGCCAGAAAAGAACATCTGCGCTTAATAGCTAAAAGACAAAAAGAAAGAAAAGAACTGATACACCAACTGGCAGTAGGTGGACTTGTACTAGTACTAGGTGGTATGATAGCAATCGGAGTGATTGTATTTATTGTTAAAACTTTTGGAGGATAACATGCCAGCAAAGAAAAAGAAAAGTAAATCTAGAGTAAACGAGGCAGGTAATTATACCAAGCCTACTATGCGTAAGAGACTTTTCAATCGCATCAAGGCAGGGTCAAAAGGCGGTCGCCCTGGTCAGTGGTCGGCGCGTAAAGCCCAGATGTTAGCGAAGGCTTATAAAGATGCAGGTGGTGGTTACAAGTAATGGCTGATCCTAAGAAGGGTACAGGAAAGAAACCCAAGGGTTCAGGGCGTAGACTATACACTGATGAAAACCCTAAAGATACCGTGCGTATTAAGTACGCTACTGTACAGGACGCTAGGGATACTGCACGTAAAGTAAAAGGTATAAGCAAACCATACGCACGTAAGATACAGATACTGACTGTCATGGAGCAGAGAGCCAAAGTTGCTGGTAAATCTAAACAGGCTGAGATTGCCAAGAAGGCAAAAGAGTCTCTGAGGAGGAAGCATGGCAAAGCAGGTACAACAAGAAAGACCAAATGAAAAACAACTTGAAGAGTGGCGTAAACAGCAACAGGATAAAAGGCATAACCAATAATGGCACTTAAAAAATCTCAAAGATCTTTGAAGGCTTGGACAAAGCAGAAGTGGCGCACCAAGTCAGGTAAAAAATCTAGTGAAACTGGAGAGCGTTACCTGCCTGAAAGGGCTATCAAATCTTTGTCAGCTTCAGAATACGCTGCTACGACTAAGAAGAAGCGCGAAGACACGGCAAAGGGTAAACAACACAGTAAACAGCCTAAGAAGATTGCCAAGAAAACCAGACAATACAGGAAGAAGTCATGAGTAAAAGAGATCCACGCTTAGAACGTGCAGGTGTGTCAGGCTTCAATAAACCAAAAAGGACTCCGAAGCATCCTACGAAGTCGCATATTGTTGTGGCAAAGGAGGGAGACAAGATAAAGACAATACGCTTCGGTCAGCAGGGAGCTAAAACGGCGGGTAAGCCCAAGCCTGGAGAGTCTGATCGTATAAAGAAGAAACGCGCCAGCTTCAAAGCCAGACACCGTGCGAATATAAAGAAGGGTAAGATGAGTGCTGCGTACTGGGCGAACCGTGTCAAATGGTAGGCCCTGTATCTCCTGTATCGAATATGCTTCTGAGCAGCTACGTTGACACGCAAACGAAGCATAATATTGTCAATGATCCTACTGGCGGGACTAAGCGAATTGACACTACTGTATTTAGAACTGTGTACTACGAGTACGATCATGGGACAGTGAGTGTCAGGAATGTAAGTTCATCCTCTCAAGTTCTTAATTTATTAGTTTAAAGCTTCTAGCTCTTTTTCTAGATGCTCGTGTAATTTTCCCACCTTACTATCTACCTCAGTTACAATCTTCCTCATTAGAGGTATATCATTATCATCAAATATAGTTGCCAGTTTTTCAACTGGCAGTTTACTATATTCACTCATTACCTGACCTTTACGGTTCACAAATACTTTAAAACTTATAATATTACCTTCCATATCAAGCTACCTTACTGAAGGATACCTTAGCGACATCTCCACGTAGTCCAGCCTTCATGTATGTAGTAGCACGGCCTTCAAAGAAGTTTTGATGTTCTACTCCTAACACATCATCCAGCCAGTTAAGAGGATTATCTTTGACATTATAGTTAGTCTTCAGTCCTAGTTGTAATAGTCTGCGATCTGCAATGTATCTGATGTACTCCTGCATTTCTTTCTTGGTTAATCCAGGTATGTCACCCTGCTCAAAAACTAAGTCTAGAAACCTATCTTCTAGGTCAACCATCTCGCGGCAAGCCTGGTATATCTCAGCCTTGAAGTCATCAGTCCACAACTCAATATTCTCTTGAATAAACTCTCTGAAAAGCTTTGTCATTGCTTCTACGTGCATAGACTCATCACGTATGCTGTAGGTAATTATCTGACCCATGCCCTTCATCTTCCCGAAGCGAGGGAAGTTTAGCAATATGATAAAGCTTGAAAATAGTTGGAGACCTTCAGTAAAGCCTGAGTATATTGCCAGCGCCTTGGCTATAGACTTCCTGTCGCCTTTTGCGACTTTAACAGAGTTAATATACTCGTGCTTGTCTGCCATAGCTTCGTACTCTGCAAAGGCTTTGTACTCAACCTCTGGCATCCCTACTGTATCCAGCAGGAGACTGTAAGCGTGTTGATGTATAGACTCCATATTAGCGAACGCAGACATCATCATACGAGCCTCTGGCTTCTTAAAGATACGCATGTAGCGGTCTACATACCCAGACCCAACGTCTACATCTGACTGGGTGAACAAACGAAAGATCTGTGTAAGAAGATTTTTTTCTCCATCTGTCATTGTCTGCCAGTCTTTTACGTCATTGTGTAGGGGTACATCTTCTGGGAACCAGTGCATCTGATTCTGTTGTGAGTAGTAATCGAACATCCAAGGATGATCAAACGGTTTGTAATAATCTCTAGTACCTAATAGGCTCATGCAACATCTCCCTCTTTAATAAAAACACCATGAGTATTCATGTGTCCCTTTCTATCTTTAATATCATTATACGCCACTTTCAAACAACCCTCTAAGGTAGTATCACTCATGATTGCTAAAGTATTCAGTACTACCAAGCAATCTCCAATGTCATCAGTAACGTCCCTCTGTTTAGCTATGTTATCACCCAACTCTCCAACTTCAGATACTAGTTTAGCGAATTGTGCTAGGGGTGTACTGTTGTTTACTATACCTCTCTCCATAGCCCATAGACTTATTGAATTTATTAGTTCATCATTCACGAGTTTCGTATCCTGTATTAATTAATGCTTGCTTAAAAACTTCTAGCATATAAACAACTTCTTTTATATCCAGTGAAGCACTAGATTTGGCTTTCATAAGATTTTCATGATCCCAGCCAATTATTAATACTTCTTTGTACTGGCCCTTGCAATCTTCAAAAATCTCATCCGCTGACGCTTGCTTAGGTACTAGACTTACTATATTACTCACTGAAATGTGTCTCCAATACAAGAAGTTTATCTTCTGCCTCCGCTATCTTAGCAATAAGCTTGTCCATAGTTTCAACTAGATTTCCATGCTCTCCTACAGCCACTGGATTGTCTATGTAGTTCTGTACCTCTGCTTTATACATAGCTATTTCAGCTTTATATAAACATCTTAGTGCATTAATTTTCGGGTCTAGCATTGTAACCCTCCTCTAGTAAGTCTTTATACTCATTTAAATATTCTTTGTAACTAAGCGGCGCTTCTTGTTGCTTAATCTTATCGTTCATGTAGCTAGACCACATCTGCATACAGTAGTGGCTAAACTGCATTATCTTGTCATCTTGCTCTCTGTAGTATGCCAGATACTCAGGCCAAGTAGCATATTTTTTTAGTTCCTGTATGTAAAACTGCGCTCTGTATACTGGGTGTTCTTCTGTCATGCCACCGTACACTCACAGATAGTAAGGGCACCGATACGCTCACATACCTTTAGTTGATTAGGTTTGCATCTAACATGATCAGGCCCCATGTATTTCCACTTACTCCCATCTCCTGTCATGCTACATCCTGAAACTAATAATAAACACACTGTAAATATCTTTTTCATGCCTCTTTCTCCAAGTCCCACTGGCAAATATTTTTATTCTTGCCTCTCCTTCTGAATAAATAAAGTAGATTGTAATCTTCTTTCCACTTTATCAACCATGCTGAATTATTTTTTTCAGCATCTTTAAATATAGCGTAGGTCATAAACAGTGCAAAAACCGTGAGGACATGCCCCCATATCAATGAAACAAGACCAGACCAGCCAGCTATTAACGCACAGAAACTAGCAGACCACACGATTGATAGAGAAAGCATTAGGTACATCTGCATACTTACATCGCCAATAAATCTAAGTGGATTATATTTTAAATTCATTAGCGATTCCCAGGTGTAGTAAAACCATAGCATTGCTGCTTTTAACTTCATATTAAAAACTCCAGTTTGTTGTTGATCTCGTACAGTAACCAAATCACAAAGCCTAGCCCTATAGCAAGAATAGTGTGATACCATATCCACCTTACTTTGTATATTCTTAATTCTAATCTACGTTCATCGTCTGCTAATTTATAATATTCTAACATGTCTTTTACACGTTTAATTAAATCAAATATATTATCTTTCATTTAATTCAATACCATCTTCTGAAATCCATGTGCCTTCTGTAAAATACACACAAATTTTACCATTAATTATTCTGTGTGATTCAGGGCCATAATCATAAGCATCGAAAAGACTTTTGGAAAGCATTTTATCATAAGATTTTTCATCATCTTCTGTATAGTTATTATCCTTCACAACTTAGACACTCCTCTTCTAGGTTGATTCTTGGGATTTTAATGTTAACATTCTCTGTATTTCTAGCTGCTGTAGAGCGCAAGTAATACATAGATTTGAGTTTGTTAGCTCCTGTCCAATGTACATGATTAACATATTCCAAATACTCATCGTGTACCTCCTGATCTGCATTAGATGGTGGTGGCTCAAAAAATAAGTTTACGGACTGTGCTTGGCAGATATACTTTTGTCTTTGGTATGCGTGTTCGATGATCCAAAGCTGGTTAAGTTCACCCGATGTTTTAAATATTTCCTTTTCTTCTTCCGTGAGTTCTTCCAAGTCTTTAACAGACCCTTCAGCAGCCGCAATATTCTTCCATGTTTTTTCTGTATTGATTCCTCTTTCTTCAAGAAGCTTCTCCAAATATTTGTTTTTTACTTTGAAAGAGCCTGTGAGAGTTTTGTGCGTAAATACGTTAGCCCTCGTAGGCTCAATAGAAGGACTTGTTCCACCACATATAATACTAGAACTAGCATTAGGGGCAACAGCAAGAAGATGGGAATTACGATAGCCACTACCAGCCATGTCAGGAGCCTCCCCACGCTCTCTAGCCAAACGCCGGGAAGCCATCTGAGATCTTTCCTTGATAAGTTTAAACGCTCTGTTGTTAAAGCTGGAGGCGTACATTCCTTCAAAAGGGATTCCATTACGTTGAAGGTAACTATGAAAACCCATCGCTCCAAGACCAATCGCCCGTTCTCTATATGCACTATAAGCGGCTTTTGCAAAGCCTGTTTTATCTGGTTCAACATAAGTTTTAAATTCCTTCATTTCCATATCGGGGAAACAATATCCCCTTGTGGCATTATTAATAAAATGCTCTAACACATTATCCAACATTGTGATCAAATCACTGATGAATAAATCATCGTCCTTCCAAGAATCAAAGTACTCTAGGTTGACACTAGAAAGGCAGCACACTGCTGTACGTTCTTCACTAGTAGGCAGCGTAATCTCAGAACATAAGTTACTCTGACGAACCTGTAGCCCTAGTTTCTTTTGTTCTTCTGGAAGAGCATCATTACATCGATCCAGGTTAACGATATATGGCTCCCCTGTTTCTGCTCTAGTGTGTATTAACTGCCACCACAAATCTCGTGCGGAAACTGTCTTGGTTGCCAGTAGAGACTTGGGGTCGATGAGCCTCCAGTCGCCATCATCACGGACACAGTGCAGGAATTCGTCAGAAATGGTAACGCCATTGTGAAGATTAAGGCACTTACGGTTAAGATCGCCACCAGTAGTTTTCCGCATGGCAATAAACTCTTCAATCTCTGGGTGGCTAATATCCATATATGCCGCATAAGAACCTCTCCTTGTTACTCCTTGATTGAAAGCCAACATTTGGCTATCAACTACATGCATGAATGGAATGCTACCAGTAGACTGACTACCGTTAGAAGTAGAAACACCGTTGCTTCTAACATCACCCCAATATCCACCCAAGCCTCCACCTCCACTCGCCAGCCATATGTTCTCATCGTAGTGATCAGAAAGGCCACGCCTTGAATCAGGAACATAATTGAGAAAGCAGCTAATAGGTAAACCACGAGTGGTTCCGCCGTTACTAAGTATAGGAGTGCTAAAACCGAACCAACTCTTACTTGAGTAATTATAAAGTCGCTGTGCAAGATTGTAGTCAGTGTATCCTTGATATGTAGCGCCGTATACTGAAGCCCTAGCAAAAGCCTCTTGAGCATGTGTCTCATCCTTCCATAAATATCTATCTTTTATCGTTTCCAAAGAAAAGGTATCTAAATTATTATCTAGATCATAATCAATCTGAATCCCCAAATAATCCTGCTTGCCAATTTTTGATGTCATGCTCATCATCCTTTTCCCTTAGCTGTTCCTTTCGGTAACCTTTAGTCCTAGCCCTATTTTTAGACTGCTTCTTTTTATTAAATCTAGCAACTCTCTCTGCTTTTCTATCGTAGCTGCTCACTGGGATGCTCCAACATATATCGTATCAGGCGCTCTTCATACCAACGCGCCTTCCGTAAATCTTCTATAGGCTTGCCTTTGTAGCGGCACCGCCAGTTGTATTTAAGGGCATTACCTCTGAGATAACCAATGTACTCATCGTGTGTCAACATGCCGTGGATAGCATCTATGCACTCCATCTTGCTGCTGTTGTAGTGTTCTGGTTTGTTCACAGAGTCAAACTTTGTACTATTGTCAGGGGTGTTCTCGCCAAAGAATGGGTGATCGTTTGCTATATCGTCTAATCTATTGCTCATAATTTTCCTATGTGTTATTGGCTTTCGTAAAGCATTCCAATCTTCTGGTGTTGCGTCATCTATACTCTTATTCACTGCATCTCCAAGTCAAGTTTATCATTTCTTTTTTTGTAATCTTCAGACTCTCTAGCTTTAACATCTATCCAATCATCAGGAATTGTTTCTTCACTAAACCATCTAAATCCATTAGCAGTCGCCCACTCTGCGTGTGATCTTTTAGTACCGTCTTTGCGGCGCTTGGCCCCAGGCATGGGAGCAGAGGGGTTTGCAAACAAGAATACCAGTTCTGTATTTTTAGGTAATATTTTTTTCACCCAAACATACTTGTTGTATTCTTGGAAGTCCCAAAACCTACCTTTAGATTCTAAAAGTATTTTTTTTCTGCCAATCTTTCTAACAAAATCAGGCTCATATTTATGCTCAATAATATATGAAACATGATCAGTGTGATGATCCCAGTCTTTTAGAATAGACTCATGTAGTAAAGCCTCCCAGATAGAATCATATTTAGTTCCATCTGCTTTTTTATATCTAGGAGGTCTGGGTACTCTAGGCTTTCGCCAACCGCTGGGTGATTTTTTCTTAGTGCTGATGATTTGCTCCACGCTTTGCGTAAGATTCTAGATCAGACATAGTAATATTCTCTATGTTTTTTCCAAGACTTATAAATTTTTTTAATTGTTTGCGAACCCATTTAGGGCTATAAAAGCTAAGTCTTATTGCATTATTAGCGTAAAAATAATCTTGATCTGGCAGATAAGTTTTGAAATTATTTTTATTTATCTTTGATATGTCTTCTTCTGGTATCAAAGTTCTCAACCAATCAAAAAGTAACTCATCTGCTTTTCGAGAAACTTTCCTACACGCTTTTGAATTCATTAGTAATCTCCGAAACTCTGGGTAACGATTTTACTTTTGTCATATATACAGGGCCTTTAGCATAATCAAATACTCTTAGACCCTTTCCATCATTGGAATCAGAATAGCAATCAAACTTATAGGCGCAGTAGGTGCAGCCTTTATTAAGTTTCATGTTCCCAGATTTACCGTCTGGTGTGGGAGCGTAGCATCGATCTGGAGGGGTGTCAGATGATAAAGAAGAAAGTAAACTATCTATTCTAGAGCCTATGTTGATTTTGTCAAGCTCTTCTGGTTGAAAAAATGATAATTCTCCTGTTTCTTTGTTGATAACTAGAAAGCCCCCATTACTTGTTCCTTCAGCCTCTTCATATCCTGATAGTTGCGCGATGTACCCAAAGGGATCATCTTCTGGAAGTGTACCATTAGAGAACTTCTGAAAGGCTCTACCCGATGCTGTTTTTATATCTACCACTTCCCCATCTATCTTACAGTCCATATGACCAGAGATGCCTTTTACGTTAACTTCTTTTTGGCAGTCACTGACATCATGGCCTGCTATCTTAACTAAGAAAAGAAGCACTTCTTCTAAGATGTGCCCGTACATAAATTTTATAAACGTGGAAGGTTGTATATTACCCCCACCGCTTGCTCCTGTTTTGCTCTCATACCAAAGCTGCCTAGAAGGTCTGCCCACGTTTGACATGCGTAATGTAAAATTTTTATTTCTTTCAGGAACATTTTTCCACTGTTTGAAAACAGATTTTATATTCTCTGATAACTCATCTATAAGATCGTCAGATATATCTATACTCTCACCATCACACAGAGGCTCTAAGGTTTTATATATATCGTCAACTAAATTATTTAAAGAGTTCAAGTTGCCTTCCTTCAAACAGTTCATCTAGTTTATCAACAGCCAGTTGAGGTGAACAAACAAACCACTCACCTTTACGATCATAGTGGTGTCCTAGTAGCGAATGTGCCTCTAGTTCGGCCTCTCTTCTATCATCAACAGAATACTTTTTTACTAGCTTATAGTTTCTGTAAGGGGAGGATGTTTGATATTGTTTTAGTCTGTCCACTGCGTCTACAGCCATACCCACTTTACACCAACTAGGGAAAGAAGGGTTGTATAATACATAAACTTCTCCCTCTAAGTTTATGGAATAATTTTCTAAAGAAGAGAAGGCTGCGTCAGAGAAGCCTTTGTATCTTCCAGGTTTATGTAATGGGTGATTAATTGAAATGTATTCTCCGTTTACAAACATGCGTCTGTTTTTCATTTCTATTCTTTCACATGCTTGGCAATAATAAACGGATTGTTCCCATCTTTTTATTGTTATGTTATCCCCTACGATCAGAGGGGCTTCGCACATCCTGCAATTTTTAGTGGGTTTCTGACCAGTTGTATCCGACATTGTACTCTCCATCTAATGGACAATTAAGATTTAATTTAATACCTGCTTCTCTTATTGCCTCTATGCCTAAGTTGCCTACAGTATCAGAACTCATTTCTTCTGTTTCTAACTGCCATTCATCGTGTACATTAGCGACAAAGTGAGCATCAATATCTTTTATTTTATCCTGAAATATTATTAATGCCTTCTTCATGACAATAGCTCCTGCACTTTGTAGCAGGCTATTTAGTGCAGCATGTTTTGATCGAACAAATATCTTTCGTCCATCAAGCCCTTTTAAATAACCTTTTGAGGCCGCTCGTTCAACTCTATTTGTAAGAGCTTTGAATGATGGTAAATTATCGAAGAATGATTTTCTAAGTTGCGAACCAAGCTTTGCACCTCCTCCAGCCACTGTTCCAAGTTTCTGATTTCCTGCTCCGTATAATAGGGCATAGATGAAAGTTTTTGCCTGAGTTCTTGATTCAAGTCCCGCAGATCGTTGGTTAGCTGTATGGACATCTCCGTTAACGATTTCATTAGTATAATCCTCATCATTAAGATAGTGTGCAAGCATCCTAAGCTCAAGGCCGCTGGCATCGATTCCAACAAGTCTGTATCCCTGGGGCACAGTCCAGCAAGATCTACATTCTTTTCCATATGGAGAGCTACTACTTGGAACTTGGGCTAGGTTAGGACTGTTGTGAGTCATGCGTCCTGTTATAGTGCCGTTGCTGTTAACAAAGCCATGAACCCTAGAGTTTTCTTCACATTTCAACCAGGACTCTATCTGAGCTATACGCTTTTGATACATGAGATAATCACAGATAAGTCCAGCCTCTGGTATATTAACTTTGGAAAGTATCTTTTCATCTACCTGTGGCTGTCCTGTTGGTGTAAATACTTTAGGTCTCCAACCAAACTCAACTAGATATTCGCCTATCTGTTTTCTAGATCCTAAATTAAAATCAGTAAGCTCTATTCTAGGTATCTTAACATTCTTCCCCCTGGCTTTTACAGCCGATGACATCTCATTAAATTCAATAAAGCTCAGTCTAGTCTTCTTACCAAAGTTGGTGACTGATGTTTTTAATAGTTTATTTTGTTTAGAAAACTGAGGATACAAATATGTTGTTTGTTTTTTTGGCAAGAACCTTTCATGAACCTTCTTAACTACCTCATCCATCTTAGAGTTAAGTTCTGAGAGGAGCGACTGGGCTTTTGGGATGTCAAGCATAAAACCTTTGTCGCGTTGTTTACATATTATTTTATATGTATCCATTTCTATTTGAACAGACTCAGGACTAAACCCCTTGCTAAGTTTCTTTAACTCTTGGAAGACTCTAAAGTTTAACCTAACATCTTGCACACAGTAGTCTATCATTTCCTGGGAGAAAGTATCGTACTGATCAAACTCAATTTTAGGGACTCCAAGAGTGTAACCCCAGGACTCTAGGCCATGTCCTCCCTCACGAACTGGGTTAAAGAGTCTGGATAGAACTAGAGTATCTACAAGTTTCTTGTCACTTAAATTAGCTACTGTTAGTCTCTCAAGAACTGGCACATCAAAGCCAATAATATTATGGCCTATCAACTTATCTGCGCTTTCGAGATACTCTATACCCTTACGTAGGTTTTCATATGTAAATGTTTTTTCTTCTCCACTATCTACATCTAGTGTGCATAGGCACCAGACTTTTGTTGCTTTTACATCGTCTGTTTCAATATCAAAAACTAGTTGTTTCAAAGCTCCATTTCCTCATCTTTTTCTTCCACAAAGATTTCATTAAGTCTTCCAGTATCTTTATCATACAGCAAGTGTCCTGCTATGCCCACCTCTCCAGTGTATCTTGATTTAAGTATACGCATCCTGGTTGTAGAAGCCTCGGTTGGATCATCGGATTGCTGGTTACGTTCAAGAGCAATCACACAATCTGATATTTGACCGATACCATTTGAGCCTCTTAGATGTGAGAGAGAAACCTCAACCCCATTTTCATGTCCTTTGTTACCGTCTACACGGCGTAAGTGAGAAACAAGCATCATTCCCACTCCTGTTTCTTCGACTAGGGATCTGAGTCTGGTCATAATATTATCAATGGCTCTACGCTCATCACCTTCAGCCATCGCAGATGTCATCATTCCTAAGTGATCTATTACGACCCACTTACAGTCTAAACCTATGATCATATATCTTAGTTTAGAAAACAATTCATCCACATCCTGAACGCCTAAGTGTGAGTGAACTATCAACCTATGAGCGTTTTCTTTATCGTGCAGCTTGTCAAAGTATTTAGACAGCTCACCAGCGGGTAGCTCATCCCTTATTTGTTTTATGTAAAGACGCTTGTTAGCTTCTATGGATAACAAACCGTAAACTGTTCTCTTCCAGTTTTCTTCGAGAGCTAGTATTCCAACATTGTCATTAGTTGTTTTTAAAAGCCAGTGTTCTAGTTCTCTTGTAACGCTTGACTTTCCAAGCCCTGATCCGCCTGTCCAAGTAACTAACTCACCTTGTCGCATACCAAATAATTTTTCATTTAGACCTACCCAGGGATAAGGGATAGATTCCTTTTCATCGTTCTTAAAGAACTCTTCTTTCATCTCCGTAATATCAAGAACGCCTGCTGGAGTATAGGTTTTAGCGGCCCACCAAGCAGCCATGAATGCCGCTGAACGATTGTTCTTGAGCATATCATTAGGATCTTTAAACTCTTCAGGGAGAAGAACTATTTTACTTTTACCAGGGCGGAATAATCTAGCGACTTTATGTGCTGCCTCTTTACCTACCTTGTCATTATCAAATGCTATGACAATGTTATCGAAGGACTCAAGGAACTGTAGGTTTTCTTTAACGTCTTTGACAGACCCGCCTGCTCCGTTCTTTACAGACACAACAGGCCATTTGGAACCCATCATTTCATACGCAGCCATAGCGTCACACTCACCCTCTGTAAGGGTTATATATTTACCGCCAGTCTGCCATAGCTGCTGCCCAAATAGAGTTGTTCCTTTGGGTGATCCTCTCCAAATAAATTCTTTTGTTTTGCAGTTACGAACTTTCGTTCCTACCATCTCGTTTGCAATGTAGTAGGGATAAAGGTGGGATTGTACTGAACCGTCAGAGTTTGTTGTTGATTTGACTCCAAACTTTTTAGCTGTTTCTAGAGAGATGCTTCTATCTGTTAGCGGTGAAAAAGATCCTTCGTTATTGTTCATAGAATTATTTTTATAAGTTCTAAAGTCTTCCACTTTTTCCTCTGGATTATCATAGTTAGGTATTCTTGTGTAGCAACTAAAGCAATATGCAGAACCATCGTCATTAATACTAGCAGCATCGCTACTGCCACATAACGGACAAGGCTTATGATATTGAACAAATGACATTTATATCTCCAAATATGAAGAAGGGGCCGAAGCCCCTGTAGTTAAGATGCAAAGCCTGGGAAATCCTCCTCTTCCTCCTCTTCCTCAGAATCAGAACCCATAGCTGCAAACTCAGCCTCAAGTTCTTCAGTGAACTTTATCTCTGCTGCTTGCAATATATTTAGCCTCGCCTGTATGCCAGAAGCCTCTGAGCGTACACTCTGCACAAGATCTACTAACTGCCGTGCGCGTTCAGGTAGATCTTCAATGTTGTACTCAGTGTCCTGGTAGGTCACTGTGGGTTTATTTTCCTCGCTCATAGTTCAGAAATCTCCTCTTCGTCATCTTCAACATCAAACTCATCGCCATCCACAGAGTAGCTAACTAACTCTAAAACCTGCATAGCTTGAAAGTCTAACCCACGGTATACTGTGCCACTCCTGGTAACCTCCCAAGGCTTGTATTGAACCTTAACCTTAGAACCATTACCAACTTTACAGTCTAATGGCCTCTTCTGAGAGTCCAGTAGCTTAGGTGCGCTGCGAATCATACCATTAGGGCCATTCACTTTACGCTTTATTACTACAGTCGGGCCTTCCTCCTTGTCTACAACCTTGATGCCCTGAGATCGAAGCTCATCAGCTTTCTCTTCAGAGACAACTAGATTGACTGTAAAGACAGGCTCGAATGTTGTGTTCGGTGAAGTAACACTAGCCCAATAAGCTATGCCTTCTAGTACCATAAGTATACTCCTTTATTTTTTGGTTTGTGAAAAATACTATCTACCCCTAGAAAATACCATCTACCCCTAGTCGTGTCAAGCATAATCTTTCTGCCATGTGCGCGATCTTTTTTTAACGTGCCTGCCTGCGTGACATCTTGCGGCATACCAGTATAACCCGCTCAGATCATCCTTAAGCTGCCTCATACCGACAGTGATTTTACCCCTGCCAAACTTGGGAGTTACAGTCCCACGCTTATTGCCAATCTTAACGTGGCACATTCGCCAGCCATCTAGATAGTACCAGGTGTCGAATTCATCGCTACGTTTAGGGTTTAGCAACATTTGTTTTAGTTTTAAAATATCCTCTACCATGTTGCTATGTCATCAATAAACTCAGGAAATAGATTACATAGGTCATCGTCAGTAATGCGCCAGCTACCTACTTCAGCGCAGCGATCCTCAACAAACCTTATGAATCTGAATTTAATTTTTTCCGAAGGTAGTGGGGAGCCGAGACGCATAGCAAACAACTGGCACCACCAGTCATCCACCATTCCGCAAAACTCCGCTCTTGTATCAGTGGCACTCATTCCTTTCGTCCTCCTGTGTATCTAAATAAACTTTAACAAAATCCTTTATGAAGTCGCCATGTTTTAGTAATAACCTTATGGCATCCTCGTGCATCTCTTCATTAACCTCTTCAAAACCACAGTAAATTGTAGAGTAACACAAGATATGATTGGCTGCATCAATTAAATTTTGCATCACTGGCATCCTGATTTTCTTATAATAGAACTAACTATCTTTCTAGGTTTTTGTATCTTAGCCGCTATCTCGGCATTAGTAAACCCACGGCGATAAAGTTTTATTATTTCAACTACATGTGGTTTTGGAGTTTTTATAGCACCAGAGGGCCAGTTCCTTTTCGGGTACATTATATCCAGGGCATCGTCGCAACCCACTAAAGATTTATAAAATTTAATGCTCATACTTTACACCCCTAAAACGCATATCAATAACCTTTGGTTTGTAATTAAAATAATATTCAGTGTACCCAGCCAGGGAGGTCTCTCGCTTACACTCATCAGGCATACACTGTGGTGGATCAGACCATTCAATATCAGGCACTGATTCAGGAGGATTCTTAAGCGCCGCAGCACACTTAGTAATAGTCATATGTACCTTGCCATAGCGACTAGTATATTCCTCACCCAGGGCAATCATGTGATCCCACAACCACCGATAGTGTTTCTTATTGGTGCGAGTCCATACTGTGCTGGGATGATTCTTGTGGGCTAACTTATACGGTACATTACCGTCACCCTCAACATGGTGAGCGGCGCAAAGCATTTGTGCAGATTCTAAAATCATTTTAACAACATGCTTGTCACACTGCATCTGAGCGGCCTTGACAGGGCAACGATCAATATAAAATATATTCAAGAGGTTTTCCTCACTTCGTCATAATTGTAACCCCAGAATGCGATGTCATCATGCAAATCTTTTAGGGTATCACGGGCATCAGTAAGCCGATCATATCTCTCATGACCTGAAGAAGGAACTTTCTCCCTCTGTCTCTCATAATATCTAATACGTTCCATTAGAATATCTTTAACTTCAGTCAGTACAAGTTCATGTAACTGACCCTTGAACCCTTCGACAGTACTACTGTTAAGTATGAGGGCCTCACGACTCTCAGAATGAATAACGAAATTATCTACAAATAAATCTATATTATCCAATGGTCACAACCTCCAAATCAGTTTCGATCCAAACCTTAGCGCCACACGGCAAAGGTTTATCTGGGCAATAGTAAATACTAGCTAGTGGTTTACCATCAGAGTCTACAATGGCTGCATGGTTTGATTTTCTATTTTGCTTGTAATCTTTAACAGTAATCACTGGTAACTCAGCACCCTTGGCATTAGCCTTAATGTTATGCTGATTAACATGGATTCTAGTTTTCATACAATTCCTTATCTGTACTGGTATAGGGAGGAGCAGTTTTACACCATGCTCAGGGTGTCAGGAGAGCTAGGCTGCCAATGGGAACTTAGCAATAACTTGCTGAACTTTATCTGATCTTTTAACCTGGGCTACAGGCATATCTATTTTATTTTTGCGGCTACCGACATGGTGGCTTGACCAATCCGTCAGAGCATTATACACAGCCCAGTAATTGTTACCCATTGCTGGCATGTAACGCTCATTGTATTGAGTCCAAGCATACATAAGAGATGCATTACCATATGCTTTCGGCATACTCATAATTGATGCCGTGGTCTCGCCCTCTTTTAGTTTACCAAGTGCAAACTTAGATCCTGTTGCCTCTGCAATAAATTGAAACGCATCCTGGCGACTAACTGTGTAATTAGCCCATTTTGCCCACAACTCATTCTGAGTATCCAGTATGCCCATGATTTTATTCATCTGGTTTGCGCCGTGATCTACGTTTAGCTTGTTAGTATGTCGAGCCTTATAGATTCCAGCAGTCGAGCCAAGAAAAACTTGATGATTAGTGCAAGCATTTTGTAATGCACCCACCGTAGCCTGGTAGGGCCAAACTGAATTAAATGAATTAATGTGCAGCATCTCAAGGATCGCAGTGTCGCCATCAGGAGTTGTTATTTGATGATTGGGTAACTGGTGACGAATAAAACAAACTGCGCCGCCGTCGCCGACTTGTATTGTTTCTTTAATATCACCTAGATTTAATTGACTTCGTTCCAATACATTACGAGCGGTATCAATCATTTCTACGTGAGATACTGGCTTATATCGCTCACCGTGGATCGCCAGGGCATCACCTGTATCTTCACGATAATAAACTTTTTTGTCTTCAAGTTTTAATACACCGCCAGATAAATCTCGGTACAATACTGGTGTAGCAGTGACCTGGAAATCTGCCGCACCGTAACCGTTGTTTCGTAAATTATCAACTGCTGATCTGCCGCCGAATAATGAAGTAACTGTGTTCATATGAACTCCTGATAATTAAATTACTTTGTCGTGATGACAGGGGCACTTTAGCGTAGCCCCAAAACCATGTCAAGCCAGTAACGCAAGCGTGGAAGGATTACCAAAGAAACTTGGCTGATCCATCTCACCTAGTCTTTGTTTTATATTGGAACCCTTGCGAGTTAAAGTGCCTATACTGGAAGGCTTGTCAAGAAATCGCAGATCCGTAATATCAAAGTTCTGTACCGATTCCTTCTTACTATTGATGACAAGCTCCGTGGGACGCTTGAACTCACCCTTGCATTCCTTAGTGTTCAATGGAATTGCTACATTGTATTTTCTTTTTACTGCCTCCTTAGCCTGTTGAATTGTCTTGTTACTCTTGAAAGACGCTGAGAATGTCAAGTGATAATTAGGTAGAGTGTTGCGCTCTAACCTCTTGAAAACCTTAGTATAATCATAGAACTGCACGTTAGGTAAACTAGCAATCAGATCAGACCAATCAAGATCACTGGTGCCGTTGAGTCGAATGCAATAGTTATCCTTTTCGTTTTTAATTATTTCGTGTCGTAACCTTTCCTTGAACCCATCGGGGTCAAATACATACTGTATGGATCGCCTGGTCATGGCACGTTGAGACTGTGACATAGCCAAACGACCAGAAGTTTTACCTAAACAATCATCCTTGCAGCCTGCTGGATCAGCAAACGGGCAAAAAGTTTTAACAGAAACTGCATTTGAGGGTTGCAAATATAAGATTCCTGTGGTATAATTATACTTTTTAAGACCTTTTAAGATCTTTATAGAGCTATTAAAACCCATAAGAGGTTGTTTAGTAGACATATAATATGTCTTATTAGATCTTAAAAGTTCTAAAGACTCTGAAGATATTAGATTGCTCATTAGTTTATCCTTAACAGGAGTTGTCCGTTGTCAAACAGTTTAGACTCGCCCTTATCCACAAAATATGCAGAGGTGATGAGAGGATATAACTCATCATCAAGTTTAACTCTAACTTCCCTTGACAGTTCATCTTCGTTAAGGCAGTCAAGATACCTTCTTAATTCTTTATACGTCACTATCTACTCCTAGATAAATTCGTTTTCGACTATCCACCCCCAGCAAACCATAGCTCCGACACCTGGTCAAGCATCCGTTGGTGATCCGCACCAGCCTAGTTATCAAGATAATAATATTTACCCAGGTAACAGGCAGCACAAATTAACCTGTTCTTAAATTTTATTAGCAAACCTGGAGATTTACTAATCCTACACTCTGAACATTCCAAATATATACTCCTGAGAGGCCCAGAATTCACTTCTAAGCGGTTTTAGTTAACAACTGGACGTTACCTACCAGTATCCCTAAGAACGCTTCAGAATCGCTCTGAAGTATTCTTAACGACGAAAGGGCACCGAAGCGCCCTTTGTAGTTTTAATTAAGACTAAAACTTAATCGTCAGATTTGTCAGATTTGATTTTTATTCGATTAACTACAAGCAAAATTGCCTGGGCTAGATCAAACTCACTGGTCTGAGATACACTGTTCTGAAAAGTTTTATCGTTAAGTAAATCTTTAACTGCTTCCAATCTGTCAGGACGACTTTCCATTAATGTTAACTGACACAAAATCTCACGGAAGTGATTATCAAAAACTACTAGATCACGTTCCTGGTGAGTTAGTTTTGATACTGAATTGAAAATCGACATAGTTACTCCTAATAACTAAGGGTTAATTTAACTAATATGGGAGACATGAGAATCACCCAGGTTAGTATTACTGTAGAAGTCATAAATATAATTAACTTCATGAAAACTCCAAAGGGGCCACCGAAGTGACCCCGTAGTTTATATTAAGATATTTTACTTCTGTAACTCTTGAGATCAGATGTCTCAACCATAGATTTAATCTCGTTAGGAATAATTCCTGAAGATATAAACTTCTGAGCATCGCCGTGAGTCATCCGAGTGTTTTTATCGCCGTAAAACTTCGCCGTCGCACCCTGGATTCTTGCCTTGAGAATCTTGAACTGTGGGTTAGTCTTACCACTGATTTTAGGTTTAACTACTGGACGCATCTTGCTGCCCATACCTTCCGCAAGTTTATACACTGCAAACTCAAACTGCTTGAAAGTCGCTGGACGATTTGCATCGATGTTTGAGAAATTATTCATACTGATCTCCTGATCTAGTTATTTAATTTTACTGCCGCTTCGTTGGCGGCCCAAACATTATAACCCAGCCCTGCCGAAAAATGTCAACCCAATCTGGCGCGTGATTTTTCCTGCGTGAAGAGCCAAAGGCTCCGCGCGAAAACAGGCGAAGATTTAGAGGGCCTAAAAATCGACCAGGATTTTGGAGGTTTTTCGAGGGTTTTCGAGGCGAGGTTTGCAGAGTTGAAATAATCTTGACGGATTGCCTGGCGAGGCTTGTGAAAACTAAGTAACACTCTGAAATATTTAGAAGTTTTCTGTAGTAAAATATAACTCTAGTGTTACTTTAGAGTACTCTTTAGACTGTAAACTACTCTGGAGTTGCTCTTTAGGAATACTTTAGAGAATTCTGGAGTGTACACCTAGTAAACTTTGAAGTATTCTGGAGTATTATTCAGGTGCGGGCAGGTGACCATACCCCTATACGTATATATATACTAAATCTCAAACATTTTACGAAACTTTAAAGTGTCAACTAGAGTTTGGCTATCTACCCCTATTTAAAGGGATGACTATAAAGTGTTTTGGCGGGGCTTAAAAGTACTTTGGCAGGGCTTTATAGTTATGTATATATATATATGCAACCCCGGTGGGTTACATAATTAGTATAGCTTCAGATTTAACATTTGTCAAGTTAAAAAGTAGTTGACAAATGATAAATCTAACCCTATACTGTCTTCTATGAAAAAGGAATTAACAGAAAAACAAAAAAACTTTCTAGGCCATCTTATAGATGTAGGAGGTGATCCAAAGAAAGCAGCAGAGCTTGCAGGTTATTCTGGGAATCATTGGCAGGTTACCAAGTCACTTAAAAATGAAATAATAGACCTAGCGTCAAATATCCTAGCTCAATCTGCACCACAAGCAGCTTTAAAACTTACTGAGGTTATGAACTCTGACCAGCCAGTTCCTCAAGCCAATATACGACTACAAGCAGCGCAAACAATATTAGATCGCATTGGACTAGGAAAATCTGACAGGTTAGATGTAAATCATACAGTACAAGGTGGTGTTTTTATATTACCTGCAAAAGAAGAGGTTATAATTGAGCATTCCGAAACGTAGCAGTGTAGTACCTTTTGGATACACAATATCTAAAGATAATCCTAAAATGCTTGAAGAAGTTCCTGAACAACTTGAAGCATTAAAAGAAATATCTGTTTTAGTTAAAGATAATCTGTTAAGTTTACGTGAAGGATCAGCTTGGTTAGAGCATAAAACAGGTAGGCGATTGAGTCATCAGGGATTAAAGAAAATAATAAATGAAAGATTGGGAAGTTAATCCAGATGACTATTTAAAAGATGAAGAAGGTAACTTTATCTTAAAAGTAGATGGGACTCCAAGAAAACGAGGGGGCCGAAAAAAAGGTAGTAAGTCTAGAGGTTATAATTATAGCCGAGCCACTCAAGCTAGAATGAAAGCAAATAGAGCGGTTAAAGAAAAAGAAAAACTTATTGCTAGGGCTGAAGCTAAACTTAAAAATCAAAAAAACTCATTAAAAACTTCAAAGTCTACTTTAGCAAAATTAGATAATAAAGAAATATCTAAAGAAGGTAAAGTTATTACAGAAGATAATATTGTAAAGCTTCCTAAAAAATTAAAAGAGGAAACTTTAGAGAATGTTATCTTTAGACCAAATGAGGGGCCGCAGACAGACTTCTTAGCAGCCCCAGAAACAGATGTGTTGTATGGTGGCGCAGCAGGGGGTGGTAAATCCTATGCTATGCTCGTAGATCCCCTGAGATTCGCTCATAGGGCTGCTCACAGGGCGTTAGTATTAAGACGCTCAATGCCTGAACTCAGGGAACTTATAGATAAGTCTAGGGAACTATATCCAAAGGCTTTTCCAGGGTGCAAGTTCAGAGAAGTAGAAAAAATATGGACATTCCCCTCTGGAGCTAAACTAGAGTTTGGATTCTTAGAAAGAGATGCAGATGTTTACCGCTATCAAGGGCAAGCATACTCATGGATAGGGTTTGATGAGATTACTCATTTATCAACAGAGTTTTCTTGGAATTATCTTTCATCTCGACTTCGTACTACAGACTCTGAGATTACACCTTACATGCGTTGCACAGCTAACCCTGGTGGTGCTGGTGCGACATGGGTAAAGAAGCGTTATGTGAACCCATCTGCGCCTAATGAAAGCTTTACAGGCGATGATGGCTTGACAAGACGTTTTATACCAGCCAGACTAGAGGATAACCCGTATCTTGCTAAAGATGGCAGATACGAGCAAATGCTAAAAGCTTTACCAGATGTACAGCGTAAGCAGCTTCTAGAGGGTAATTGGGATATTACAGAGGGCGCAGCCTTTACAGAGTTTGATGTAATGGAGCATGTTATTGCACCTTTTGAGATACCTATCTCTTGGGAAAGAATAAAAGGCATTGACTATGGATATGCTTCTGAAAGTGCTTGTGTTTGGGGTGCTGTTGATCCCACTGATGGCACACTAATAATATATAGAGAGTTATATAGAAAAGGATTAACGGGTGTTGATTTAGCTCAAATGATAACTAACATGGAGCTACAAGATCCTTTCTCAGTTGCTGGAGTGCTTGATACAGCAGCTTGGAATAGAACAGGCACCACAGGGCCTACAGTTGGAGAAACCCTTCAACGAGGAGGGCATAAACTGCGTAGAGCAGACAAAAACAGAATACAGGGTAAAATTCAAATACATGAATACTTGAGAGTGCAGCCTAGTGGCAGACCAAAAATACAGATATTTAATAGCTGTCCCAACTTAATACGCGAACTTCAAAGTATTCCTTTAGACAAATCAAATCCTGAAGATGTTGATACACATGCGCCTGACCATGCTTATGATGCACTAAGATACTTAATAATGTCAAGACCTAAAGTAAATGATATATTTAGTCAATTTAGAAACATGAGAATGGAACAAGCTTACACACCCGTTGATGCGGAGTTTGGATATTAATGGCAGAAACTAATCTAACAGCTAACGACATCTATTTTGCAGATGTTGAAAATGAAGATGGCATGAAACTTACGCTAGAAGAAAACTTGCGTAATAATCTTGTCGGCTTGATTAATGACCGTTATACCTCCGCAAAATCATCTCGTGACTTAGATGAACAGCGATGGCTTACAGCCTATCATAATTATCGTGGATTGTACGGAAAAAATATAAGATTCCGTGAATCTGAAAAGTCTAGAGTATTTGTAAAAGTAACTAAGACCAAAGTTCTTGCAGCGTTTGGTCAACTCGTAGATGTAGTTTTTGGAGCTAATAAGTTTCCTATTGGTATTAGTGAAACTAAAATACCAGAAGGTGTACCTAAATATGCACATATTACTCCGGGTGTCGAGACTTCGCAACCTGAAGTTCAAGAAGAAGTAGAAAGTCCTTTTGATGTAGGATATGAAGGCGATGGGCGTGTATTAAAACCTGGCGCTACCTATGGAAAAGGAAAGTTTGAAGATATAAAATTAGATAAGCAAGCTGAAGAAAAAGACATGCTTACTGAAGGTCTATCTCCAGATCCTCAAGCTCTTGAATTAAGTCCAGCGCAAGAAGCCGCAAGAAGGATGGAAAAAATAATTCATGATCAGATAGAGGAGTCAAACGGCGCAAGTGAAATTAGAAACGCATTATTTGAATCAGCTTTATTCGGCACAGGAATCGTCAAAGGGCCATTCAACTTCAACAAAACATTACATAGGTGGACAGAAGGAGAGGACGGTAATAGAACTTACTCTCCTGTCGATGTGCGGGTTCCTCGTTTGGAGTTTGTTAGCATCTGGGATTTCTTTCCAGACCCCAACGCAACAAATGTTAATGAATCCGAATATGTATTCCATAGACATCGAATGAATCGAACACAGCTTCGTAGTCTAGGTAAGATGCCTTACTTTGACAAAGAAGCTATACGTACTTGCCTTCAAATGGGGCCAAACTACGTAGAGGAAGATTACGAACAAGAACTAAAAGATGATAGCCGTAATGATGAATATGGCTCATCACAGTTTGAAGTTTTAGAGTATTGGGGCGTGATGGATGCGGAATACTGTCGCCAAGTAGGTATGGAAATACCCGAAGATGTAGACGACCTAGATGAAGTCCAAATAAATGCTTGGATTTGTAACGGTCAAATGCTTCGCAGTGTTGTAAATCCATTCACCCCCTTCCGTATACCTTATCATGCTTTTAGCTATGAAAAGAATCCCTATAGCTTTTTTGGTATAGGCGTAGCAGAAAACATGGATGACTCGCAAAAGATTATGAATGGTCATGCGCGTATGGCTATTGATAATCTGGCGCTATCAGGATCAGTTATATTTGATGTAGATGAAACTGCCTTAGTAGGCGGCCAAAGTATGGAAATATACCCTGGTAAAGTATTTAGAAGACAAGCAGGTGTACCAGGAACAGCTATAAATGGTTTGAAGTTTCCTAATACTACAAATGAAAACATGCAAATGTTTGACAAGTTCCGACAACTTGCAGATGAACAAACAGGTATTCCTAGCTATAGTCATGGACAAACAGGTGTACAAAGCATGACACGCACTGCATCAGGCATGTCTATGTTGCTTGGTGCAGCGTCTTTAAATATTAAGACTGTTATTAAAAACTTAGATGACTTTTTATTAAAGCCTTTAGGTGAAGCATATTTTCAATGGAACATGCAATTTTTAGAATCTAAGCTAGGGGTAGACGGTGATTTAGAAGTAAAAGCTACGGGCACAAATAGTTTAATGCAAAAAGAAGTACGTAGTCAACGACTGACGATGTTCTTACAGACCGCAGCTAATCCTGCTGTTGCTCCGTTTATAAAGATGAATAAGCTTATTAGTGAACTGGCATACAGTCTTGACTTAGATCCAGATGAACTGATGAACGATCCTGAAGAAGCTGCTATTATGGCACAGATTATAGGAATGCAGAATAATGTTGGACAAACAACTGGCGCGGAAGCTGGCCCCGGTGATCAAGAACAAGGAGTCATGGGAGCCGATCAAGGAGTACCTGGACAGCCTCAAGACCTTGGAGCTACAGGTACTGGTGGGGGCAACATCGGAACAGGAAATGTTCCGCAGCCAAGGGAAGATGAATTTTCTGGCTAGGCTAGAATCTTTGCCTGAATTAATAGACGAAGCTTTAAATAGGATAGAATATGACTAGAAGTATGATGAATCCTCCAGAGCGTGTTTTTGATATAGAGGAAAGTGAAGCAGCTTTAAAAGCTAAAAGAGCATCGGCAGATAACAACGAGCGCCAAAGACTTATACAGCTAGAAAGAAACGCTATGGCTCGTTTAAAAGCTAGTAACATGACTCCTACACCCGATAAAGTAGAAGCTATGATGCGACAAATGGAACAAGAAGAAATGCAAAGAAAAATGGAAGAGGCTGCTAAAAGACAAGCAAGACAACCTCTGTCAGAAGGATCGACAGCAGAAGATAAGTTTCCAGATCTAACAGGCGATGGAAAGGTTACTCAGGCAGATATTCTAAAAGGCCGTGGAGTTTTTCAAGAGGGTGGCTCTATGATGATGCCTCCTGAAGGTGTACCAGTAGATACCTACCCAAATATACCTGCTGATGAAATGGAAGAAGCAAAGGCTTCACAACTTCCAGATGAAGAGATGGAAGACAACTATATAGAATTTATTATGAATGAATCCTTATCAGGATCAGATCAAGATTATTTAGTAGAAGCGTTACAGCAAGATGAGCGTTTAGCAGACATCTTAGATCAAGTAATTCTTACTGCTTCAGAATTTTCGGGTGCTGGCGAAGTAGACGGCCCCGGAACTGGTGTATCAGACTCAATACCTGCACGTTTAAGTGACGGTGAGTTTGTATTTACCAAAAAGGCGACCGACCAGATAGGTGCGGAAAATCTCCAGCGAATGATGGATGATGCTGAACGTGCTTATGATGGCGGTTTAACAGCGATGGCTAATGGTGGAATGATGGGACAAGATGAAGAAGAATTGGAAAGACAAGGTTCTTCATATAATAAAACAGATGAGGAAATTAAAAAGCTCATGATGGGTTCCAACAGAATGCCTAGCCTTCGTTAATTTACGGCTACCTTGGTAAGACAAGCCCCATAGACTCGACGGAGTTGATATGGCTACCTTGCAAGACACAAGCCCCGTGAAGGAGAATGAGAATGTCAGAAGTAGAACTACAGGAGGACACACCACCTAACCCATATAATGCTAGGAAGTCTTGGCATGAGCCAGATGGGCCTGCAATGGGAAGTGCAGACGGACTATTTTATGAACCACAGGCTACCCCCGACGAAGAGGCCCCTGTAGGTGAAGAAGAAGTTCAGCCTCGTAAAAGAACTAATTATAAAAAGAGATATGATGATTTAAAAAGACATTATGATCAGAAGTTGTCTGAGTTTAAGCAGAGAGAGCAAGAACTTACTGCTATGGCTCAAGCAGCCCAGCCTAGCTATAAACCTCCTAAATCTGAAGAAGAGCTAGAGAGTTTTAAGCAGGAGTACCCTGATCTTTATAATACTGTTGAGTCTGTAGCACATATGCAGAGTCAACGGCAGGTTGCAGATCTTGAAGCGCAACTACAGGCTATGCGTCAGCGTGAGTCTGAAATATTGCGTCGAGAGGCTGAAGCTACCTTGCATCAAAAACATCCTGACTTTGAAGACATCAGAGGGGATGAAGAGTTTCATGCATGGGCTAAGACGCAGCCTGAACAGATTCAGGAGTGGGTGTATAACAATCCTGATAATGTTGCTTTAGCATCAAAAGCTATTGATCTTTATAAATTAGAAACTGGCAAGTCTCAGACAAAACAACAGTCCAAACCAAAACCTCAAGGTTCGGCAGCAGATATGGTATCAACTAAAACAACTAACATAGATGCTAATAACCAACCTAAGATATGGACTGAACGGGAAATCGCTGCTATGTCCCTAGATCAGTTTGATAGATTTGAAGATGAAATTAAACAAGCAATGATTGAAGGGCGTGTAGTAGCATAATTAAATTTGTGTTATTAGGAGAATATTAACATGGCTTCAAATACATCCGATCAATTTTTTGAACCGTCCACAGACACTAATGCAAACTTTGCAAACTCTGTCTCAGGACAAACTAACTCGTTTTTCCTGCCTAAAGTTTACTCTAAGCAGGTACTTAACTTCTTCCGTAAGGCTTCTGTAGTTGAAGCAATTACTAACACGGATTATGCTGGTGAGATTGCAGCGTTTGGTGATACAGTACGAATCATCAAAGAGCCTGTAATCACGGTAGATCAGTATGAGCGTGGACAGGATATTACAACTACAAAGCTAACTGACCAGGAAGTTACTTTGATTGTAGATATTGCTAATGCATTTAAGTTTATCGTAGATGACATTGAAACTAATATGTCACACGTTAACTTCCGTGAAGTAGCAACGTCTTCAGCAGCTTATTCACTGCGAGATGCCTTTGACCAAGGCGTACTTGCTACGATGTTTGCAGGAGTGTCTAGCTCTAGCCCTGATCACGTTCTGGGTACGGACAACGCTACTGACCTTGCTGCTGGTACTTTTGATGGTACTGGTAACCTGGACATCGGTTTTGCTTCAGGTGAGCATGATCCTATTGATGTGATGGCTCGTATGGCTCGTTTGCTAGATGAGCAAAACATTCCTGAAGAAGGACGATGGTTCGTAGCTAATCCTGAGTTCTATGAGCAGCTTGCACAAAGCTCCTCTAAGCTCCTGTCAGTAGACTTCAACGCAGGCCAAGGCTCAATCCGTAATGGTTTGGTAAGCTCTGGTAAGCTGCGTGGATTTGATATGTACAAGTCAAACAACATTGCTGCAACGTCTAACGCTGCTGGTAAGTGCTTGGCTGGTCACATGTCTTCTACGGCTACTGCTCAAACAATCACCAGCACTGAGGTTCTACGTGATCCTTCAAGCTTTGGTGACATTGTACGTGGTCTTCATGTTTATGGCGCGAAGGTACTGCGACCAGAAGCTCTGGTTTCAGCTTTCTACGGCATCGACTAAGACCGTAACAGGGGGCTGCTTCGGTGGCCCTCTTTTTTTACTTGGAGATTTTAAATGCCTCAAATAGGTTCTGATGCGAATCCCATGATGTTTCGCAAAACATTTGTTAGTAAAGAAAGCCGTTTCCGCAAAGGAATGAATCTTTCTCAGTACAAAGATAACTACGAGCGTATCTTTAGAAAAAACCCTGACAGTTCAGAGTATGACTCAGAGTTTGAGGCAGCTAGAAACAAAAGTAAAACATTTTCAATGGAACAAGATTAGTGGCGTATTTACAAAGTAATATCCCACATTTTAAATGTTGGGTCAGAAAAGAATATACGCACAATCACACAGCTTATCATGGAGAATATATACACGCACTAGCTATTGCTGTTACGTGTATTCCTGATAGGTCATTAAGTTTTCAGGTAGTTTTTACTGGCGCTGAAACTTATGATAACGATGATCCAAATGTACATGGAGGAGCTATGTGGGCTAGAATGCCTATAACGGCTCTTGTCGGTGATACTATCTTAGACAAATGGCCTGATGCAATGCCTCCACATTTAGCACAGCCCTGGGATTGTAGTTCTAGAAATCATGCAGTTTATGTAATGGATAGAACAAGTTCAAGCCCTTGGATTTGTAAAATTAATGGAGAGTTTTATACAGGTAAATATATGTTTACGGTGGACTACACTGATAGTGCAATATCTGATGATCCTGCACAACATAAACAAAATCATGTAATAGAACTTATAGATGCAGGAGATTGGACAGGAAACATTATTGCATTACCTAATAATAGAGTAAGGGTAACTAATCCAGCCTTGTGGGCCTATGGTGAGGGTGCCCCTGATTTCCGTCCTAGTCAGTGGATTCATAGTGCAGAGTGTGATGTAAGTTATATGAACCCTAATATTACTTTTAATAATTTGTATATGGAGACAGAAAATGACAAAGATGAGTAGCAAGAAAAATGGTAATGCTTCAGCACGTAGAGAAAAAAAGATGGGGGGCGGTAACGCAAAGATGATGAGAAAGCCTATGCCTCACGGTGGTAAGCACACTAAAGGTTATGCTCGTGGTGGCGTAGTAAATCCTTCTTATTCAGGTGATATGCCTCAAGCAACGCCTAACTAAGGATTAGATTATGGCTACTACTTTCTTACAGTTGTCTAATGAAATACTACGTGAGATGAATGAAGTAGAGCTTACGGCTGCAAACTTTTTAACATCTGTAGGGATACAGAGTCATGTCAAAGATGCAATTAATCGTGCTTACTTTGATATTGTAAATGAAGAACCTCAGTGGCCTTTTCTTAGCGCAGGAGAAAGTGGTAACCCTGATCCTAATTACGGTAATGTCTATGTGGAAACGGTTGCTGGAACTAGATGGTACGAACTAAAGCCTGCTAGTTCTAGCATAACCACAGACTATGGTTATGTAGACTGGGATAACTTCTTAGCTACTACAGTGGGTGTAACGGGTGAGGTAGCTCCTTTTACTATACGTAATTTACGTTTTACAACTATAGAAGAGTGGAAAGACTATCTTAGGCTTTCACAAAATCAAGATGCTGCTGATACTCAAAACTACGGTGTACCTGACAGAGTAATTAGAAGTCCTGATAGTCGCAACTTTGGTTTAAGTCCAATACCCGACAAAGTATACAGGATATTTTTCTACGCTTACAATCAGCCTACTGAGTTACAGGAACATGGAGATACTATAGTATTCCCCGATACCTACAGGTCTGTGTTGATTGCTAGAGCTAGATATTACGTCTATCAGTTTAAAGAGAATCCACAGATGTCTGCTTTCTCGTTAGAAGATTACAAACGTGGATTAAAACTAATGCGACTACATCTTATGGAGCCTACTCCAGGTTACTTTAAAGATGATCGCATGAGGTTTGTCTAATGTCTCAGCCGTTTGGTCTGTCAGCTAGGGGAGGACTTTACACAAGTCTTAACCAGCTTGAGATGCTTGCCCAGCCGGGGGTTGCTTCAAAACTAACAAACTTTGAAGTAGACACCGATGGAGGCTATCGCCGTATTAATGGTTTTAGCTTATTTGGAGGAGGCTCATCAGTAAGACCTAATGGAGCTAACAAAGTATTAGGTATCTTTGTATACGCTGATGGAGTTATCGTATGCTCAGGAACTGGCATATTTTTTAGTCAGACTGGTACTTCATGGATCTCTATTGCAAAGCAAAGTGTCAGTAGTTCAGGGGATAATCATAGTACCTTTACAGGCAGATCAGACTTAACAAGAACTTCACAAGGTCAAGTAAGTTTTTCTTTGTTTGAAGGAACAACTGATTACGGTACTGTCTTGATATGTGACGGAGCTAACAAGCCCTACTTCTTCAGGATGGAAGGTACGGGAGCATTAACAAGCAGAACATTCTTTGGAGGCGAAGTAACAGTAGACAGCACTAAAGCTCCTGCTGTAGGCACGATACACGATAAACACTTTGTAGTAGGGGGAGCAGAAGGCGCTGAGAATACTATTTATTTTAGTGCCACTAACGATCCCGAAAGTTTTACTGCTACTGGATCAGGCTCTATAGTTTTAGAGGATCAGGTAGTTGGACTAGCCAGCTTCCGTAATGACTTGATTATTTTCTGTAAGAATAGTTTGTTTAAACTTCTTAACATAAATAATTCAAGCACTATTACAGTGCAACCAATTACTAAAAACGTAGGTTGCTTAGATGCTAACAGCATTCAAGAAATAGCGGGTGACCTCCTTTTCTTGAGTCCTGATGGTCTTAGAACAGTTGCAGGTACGGTACGTATTGGTGACGTTGAGTTGGGGTCTGTTAGCAGACCTATACAGCCAACTATTAAAGCTATTGCAGCTAACATAAATAATTTTACTATAACCAGTGCAGTACTGAGAAGTAAGTCACAATATAGATTATTTTATAATACAGATGGTACAGCTAATACAGCAGCAAAGGGAGTAATTGCTACACTTACTAATGAAGGATTTCAGTATTCAGAAACTGAAGGTATCAAAGCAACAGCCATAACTTCTGGTTTTGACAAAAATGGACTAGAGAAAACTTTTCATGGTGATGGTAATGGCTATATTTACAACCATGACACAGGCACTTCATTTGACTATGGAGGAACAGCGTCTAATATTACAGCAGCATATCAAACTCCTAACTTAGATTTTGGTGATGTAGGCACAAAAAAGACAATGCGTTACGTGCGTTTGTCCATGAGTCCAGAGGGAGCTATACAACCTACATTGCGTGTGCGTTTTGATTATGAAGATCCGTTAATCGCACAGCCTTTGGATTATGTTTTAGACAGCATCCCTCTTCCTAGTATATTTGGATCAGGCACTTTTGGTTCTAATGTATTTGGCGCACCCGCAGATCCACTAGTTAGGAAAGCTATTCAAGGAAGTGGTAATACAGTAAGTTTCGTAGTAACCAGTACAGATCAAAAGTCTCCGTATACGGTAAATGGTCTATACATAGATTACACTCCATCAGGAAGGAGATAATAAATGGCCCAGAGCTATACAAGACAAAGCACATTTACAGATGGCGATACTATTACAGCATCGTTGTTTAACAATGAATATAATCAATTAGTAAATGCTTTTACTTATTCTTCTAGCAGCGCCTCTTCTACAGGTCACAGGCACGATGGTTCTGCTGGTCAAGGCGGTAATATTTTTAAGATTGGTGATATTGACTTTCTAAACAAGATTGAAGTTGATGGCACAAATGATCGTATTGGTTTCTTTGTACAAGTCTCTAGCTCTACGGTAGAGCAGATTCGAGTTCAAGATGGAGCAGTTGTACCTGTAACAGATAATGACATAGACCTTGGCACATCTTCTCTTGAGTTTAAAGATTTATTTATAGACGGTACAGCTAACATTGATAGCCTTGTGCTGTCTAGCGGCTCTACTGTAACAGCTATTCTTGATGAGGATGATCTTAGTTCTGATAGTGCGACATCTTTAGCCACTCAGCAGTCTATCAAAGCTTATGTAGATTCGCAACTAACCGCACAAGATTTAGACCTAACTACAGACAGCGGCACGATTGCTATTGATTTGGATAGTGAGACACTTACTATTGGTGGTACATCTAATGAAATAGAAACTTCTGCTACAGGCAATGCAGTAACTATAGGCATACCTGCCGCTGCACAGATTACTACATCTCTTGGTGTAGGCGGTGGATCTACTAATGGTGTGCAGATCTCGCAGGGTGCTATAGCGATAAAGAATGGCGGCACCCAGTCTTATATAGATTTTTATTGTGAGTCTTCTAACGCTCACTACGCAAGGCTACAAGCTCCTGCACACTCTTCGTTTAGTGGTAACACAACAATTACATTACCTACAACTACGGGTAACATAGTAGGTACAGGAGACACAGGTACCGTAACAAATACTATGCTTGCAGGCAGTATTGCAAATAGCAAGCTATCAAACTCTACAGTCTCCTATGGAGGCGTATCCCTGGCACTAGGAGCTTCTGATGCTACGCCTGCTTTTGATCTTAGCGATGCTACTAATTACCCTACCAGTTCACTAAGCGGCACTATTACTAATGCACAGCTTGCTGGTTCTATTGCAAACTCTAAGCTTGCTAACTCATCTATAACCGTAACAGATGGATCTAACAGCACTGCTACAAGCCTTGGAGGTACTATAACCTTTGCGGCAGGCGAAGGCTTAGATGTGGCAGAAAGCTCTGGTACTGTAACATTCTCTGCTGAAGATGCTACTTCTTCTAACAAGGGTGTAGCTAGTTTTGATTCTACAGACTTCTCAGTATCTAGTGGTGCGGTAACGCTACAAGCAGAAAGAGTCCAAGACATTGTAGGAGCTATGTTTAGCTCTAATACTGAGTCAGGCATTACCGTAACCTACGAAGATAGCGACGGTACTATTGACTTAGCAGTAGGCAACACAGTCACTGTATCAGATGGCTCTAGCTCAAGTGCTATTGCTTCTGGAGGAACGATTACTTTCTCAGGCACTTCTAATGAAGTAGAGGTATCAGAGAGCAGCGGCACAATTACAGTAGGTCTACCTAATAATGTTACTGTAGGTAATAACCTCACGGTAACAGGTAACTTATCAGTTAGCGGAACTACGACACAAACTGGCTCTGTAGTTACTGACAATAATTTTACTGGCTTAACTAACGCCAACACAGGCAACAGTACAGACTTTGGTTTCTATGGTAAATATGTAGAAAGCAGTACAACTAAATATGCTGGCTTGTTCTACGATGCCTCTACAGACAACACTTTCCGTTTATTCTGTGACACGCAAACAGTTCCTTCTACAACAGTAGACACTAGTGCTACTGGATATGCTGCTGCAAACTTAGTAGTAAATAATATTACAGGTACACTTGCGACAGCAGCACAAACTAATATTACAAGCGTGGGTACGCTAGGTAGCCTTACAGTATCTGGTGATGTCACTGTAGATACAAACACACTGAAGGTAGACTCTAGTAATAATCGCGTAGGTGTCAATCAAGCTTCGCCCTCAGTCTCTCTTGACTTAGGCTCTAACACTGACGCTATCCTTGTACCCGTGGGTACTACAGCACAACGTCCTAGCGGTGCAGCAGGACAGTTTAGATACAACAGCACCCTGGGACGCTTTGAAGGCCACAACGGCACTGAGTTCGCTGAGATTGGTGGTGGCGGTGGAACCAACACATTTACCCGCGATAGCTTTACAGGTAACGGCTCTACCACTGCATTTACGCTATCACAGTCTATTGATGATGAGAATGACCTGATCGTATTTAACGGTGGTGTCTTCCAAAATCAAGCAGCCTACAGTGTCTCTGGCACTACGCTTACCTTTGGAACCGCACCAGCTAACGGCAATACAGTAATTGTATACTCTGTTCGTACAGCAGTGTCTGGATCTAACACTAGCCTAGCTACGATGACAGGCGATGGTAGTGATACTACTTTGACTCTTGCAGCTAATCCTGTTAATGAGAATAACGTACAAGTTTATATTGATGGTGTATATCAGAACAAGAGTACATTTAGTATCTCTGGTACGACTCTTACATTCTCTACGGCTCCTCCAAGTGGCTCTGCTGTAGAAGCTATTACACTTACGCAGACTGATATTAATACTGCTACGATTCTGAAAGATGCTGATGAAGATACTAAAGTTCAAGTAGAAGAGTCTAGTGATGAGGATAAGATACGATTTGATACTGCTGGCACTGAAAGGGCAGTAATAGATTCTACTGGTTTAGACGTAACTGGCACAGTGACTTCTGATGGTTTGACTGTTGATGGTGCTGCAACTATTACAACTGCTGATAACTCTAGTCAACTAACTCTGAAAAGTAGTGCTAATAACAGTAATTCTGGGCCAGTCTTTGATATGGTCAGAGATTCAGCCTCTCCAGCAGACAGCGATACTTTGGGACGTATACGGTTTCGGGCAGATAATGATGCTGGTGAAGAAACCACAATGGTCTACCTTCAAACTTATCTCCATGACGCAAGCGATGGAACGGAGGATGGTGGTTTAGATTTGTTTGCTAGGCTTGGAGGAACTCTTACAAGAAGAATTACCATCAATTCATCCGGTGAAATTTGTTTTAACGAAGATAGTAATGATATAGATTTTCGCGTTGAGTCTAACGGCAACGCAAACATGCTTTTCGTTGATGCAGGTAATAACAGCGTCGGCATCGGCGAAAGTAACCCATCCTCTTACGGGACGTTTGCTGTCACTGGCACGGGAGCAGTAGGCAACTTCAATGCGTCTAGCGGTGCTGCAACGATTCAGCTTTACGAGAACGGGGCAGGACGATTCGGGATTACAACGCCCAACGGTTCGGCTGGCGCTAATTTTACCGTTGCTGGCAGCACCAAGTTGACTATCGACTCAAGTGGAAACTTAGGCATTGGACAGTCTTCTCCAGCGACTAAGCTAGATGTAAATGGTGGTCTACATAGTGATCATGCAACTTTTACTAGTGTTGCTGGTAGAGGCTTAAAAATCAGCACAGAGAGCAGAGGCGGTCAAAATGATGGCATCGGGGTCATAGATGCTCAAGACTCTGAAGGTGACAAAGGAATTATCTCTCTTCAGTCTGCTGGCACTGAAACAGCGCGGGTCACTACATCACAAATTCTTATTGGGCAAACCTCTGGGAGTGCTGCTGACGTAGGGGTTATTTTCCAAAAAACCGGAAATATTTTTGCTACTGCTGATGGTGGCGCAAGTTTATTGTTACGTAGGAACACTTCGGATGGAGAAGTCCTACGTTTTAGCAAAGCCGCCACCACAGTGGGAAATATTGGAATCAGAGGCGGTACAAATCTTTTCATTGTAATGCGTACAGAATCAGCTGGAGACGGTTGTGGATTGACTGGCTCTGCTGCTTCTAATGGAGCAATAATTCCTACAGACGGTAATGGTGATGCCGTAGATAACCATATTGACTTAGGTGCTTCAGGAACCCGTTTTGATGACGTTTTTGCCAGTAACGGCACTATCCAAACTTCTGACCGTAATGAAAAACAAGACATTGAAGAACTAGCAGATGCTGAAAAGCGTGTCGCTGTGGCAGCTAAAGGACTGCTTAGAAAATATCGTTGGAAGTCTTCCGTAGAAGAAAAAGGTGAGGACGCACGAATTCATTTTGGAATTATTGCCCAAGACCTACAGGATGCCTTTACTGCTGAAGGCTTAGATGCTTCACGATACGCAATGTTCTGTAGTGACACTTGGACTGATGATGATGGTAATGAGCAGACACGTTTAGGTGTGCGTTATTCGCAAGTGCTTGCTTTTATCATTGCAGCAATTTAGGAGAATAACTAATGGCTTTAACTAAAGTATCCAGAGGACTCCTGAGTACAGGAATTGTAGATAATAGTAACGCTACTGCTATTACTATTGATAGTGATGAAAGAGTAGGAATCGGTACTACTTCACCACAAACATCTACAAAAGGTTTACACGTTGCCCATGACGCTACTGAGGGAACGCCATCTTTTTCGCTAGGTGAAGTTATTATCGCGCAAAGAAATTTTAACTCCGCGCAGGGTTGCCACATCGGAATCATTGGTGGGTCTGCGGGTGACAGTGGCCTAGCTTTTGGCGATAAAGATGATTCAGATATTGGTAAGCTAAACTATAACCATGGCGATAATTCCATGCGTTTTATTGTAAATACGAGCGAAGCCTTTCGGATTGACTCATCACTCAACTTACTGGTGGGAAAAACTAGTGTTGGATTAAACACAGTAGGCGTTGAATTTTCCACTGGTGGTCGCACAAGATTCACAAGAAATAATCAAAATGTTGTTGAAGTAAATCGTAAAAGCAGCAACGGGTCTTTAATAACCTTTAATAAAGATGGTACGTCTTTTGGGAGTCTTCAAGTACTCAATAATGACAACTTAGCTATAATGGGTTCGGTGGCAGATCATGGAGGTATCCAGTTTGCAACCCATAGTATGGTGCCTATGGAAGCGGGTGTTGATGCGGATGGAACAGTTGACTTAGGTAGTTCTTCAGCACGATGGAAAGACCTTTATCTATCAGGTGGTGCATTCCTTGGTGGTACTACATCAGCAAATCAGCTTGATGACTATGAAGAAGGTACTTGGACTCCTGTATATAAAGGCAGTACCACCCACCCATCTTCTGTTACATACAACATACAAGTGGGTAGGTATATAAAAATAGGGCATCAGGTAGTTGCTCAATGCAGAATCAGAACAAGTGGTGCTCTCACACAAGGTGTCGGGGCTTTATACGTTGGTGGATTACCTTTTAACGCTAAGTCAGTGTCAAATCTTTTTGGAGGTGCGATAATTCACTACGCAGCTAATTGGACAGATGCAAATGCTCCTTCAAGAGGCTATCTAAGTGCGAATGAATCACGCTGCGTTTTAGTGAGGTATGACACTAGTGACCCCAGAGATGAAGGCACAACTTCTATCAATGCAGCCTCTTTGAGTCAAGGCAGTAACAGTAATGATCTGATCTGCACAATCATATATTCATCAGTATAGCCCTAGATTATTTTAAAGGATTAAAACATGACAACGACAAAAGTTCCAGTAGAATTATCTAGCACTCCGGGTATTGTAGATAACAGTGACGCTACTGCCATAACTATTGACAGTAGTGAAAATGTTGGTATTGGTACAGGCACCCCCGGCGCATCTACCAAACTAAATGTCGCTGGTCGCGCTCTTTTTACTGCTGGTGCGCCAGACCCCGGAGATAGTACTTCAGCAGGAGTAGCAATAGGATACGATACCAGTAATGGTTTTGGATTTATCCAAGCTGTTCAAACTGGTGTAGCTAACAAACCACTTCGCATTCAACCGCTGGGGACTGACTTAGTCATTATGGGTGCTGCGGGGGCTAGTGTTGCTATTGGCACGACTACTGCGTCAACCAAACTTACAGTTGCAGGTGATATTACTGCTACAAGTACTGGCCCAAGCATTTTTCTTACCGATACCGATAGCAACCCAGATTATCAAATAAAAAATGGTAACGGCACGTTCAGAATTATTGATACGACTAATTCCACAGATCGTTTAAATATAGACTCATCAGGCAACTTGCTGGTGGGCGCTACGACAACAACTAACTTATCAGATGGCACTGGGAACGACGGTGTTCAGCTAAATCCGTCAGGCACAATAGCCGCCGCAAGAACATCTAATGTTACTGCTGTGTTCAATCGCCTTAGTTCAGATGGTGAAATCGCAAGGTTTAACAAAGACGGCACTAGTATTGGTAGCATCGGCACTAGCACCTACTTTTTCCTTGCTGGCGGATCAGCAGGTGGTACACATTCGGGGCTTCGTTTTATTAATGACCAATCAATTCGTCCTTGCACTAGCTCTGGCGGAAACAATGATAATCAAGTTGACTTGGGAGCTAGTACCACTCGCTTCAAAGACCTCTATCTATCAGGCGGTGCATACCTTGGAGGCACTGCATCAGCAAATCATCTATACGATTATGAAGAAGGTACATTCACCTTAACGTTTTCGAACAGTTCTGGGGATATGACAGCGACCGACTTGTCTTTTAATTCATCCGGGCGATTTTTGAAAGTTGGTCAGTTAGTTCATGTTCAAGGCGTTACATCAACGTCTGGAACTCTTGGGGGAACTTCTTCAGCCGCTATAATAATGACCGGCTTACCTTTTACATCGTCTAATAGCACCTATATCAAGTTTTTTGTGGATGACTCATCATCATACAACAAGCCCTCAGCTTCTCCGCATTCCTTAGAATTGATAAGCGGCACTACTACGGGACGTTTGAAGAAACTAAGTGGTCACGAAGTGAATTTGGCTCAAAGTGAATTAGCACAGAGCGGCAACGGAAATAGACTTTTCTTTAGCGGCACATATACAACCTCGCAATAACTCTAGTGGATGCTAGGGTCGGACAGTCCATAACCATAAGGAGATAAAATATGGCACTTTCAGAAAGCACAGTAGAAGATAAAATTGAAGTAGTAGATTGCGGAGGCTGGAAAGTTATCCAAGTTCGTACAGCTACTATTATTAAAAAAGATGATGTAGAGATCAGCAGATCTTTTCACCGTCACACAGTAGCGCCTGCCGATGATTGGTCAGATGAAAGCGCAGAGGTTCAAGCCGTGTGCAATACCTTTCATTCAGCAGATGCAATCAAAGCTTACAATGACGCACAATCGGAGACACCATAATGGCTACATGGACTATTGAACAACTAGATCGTAATACAGTAGATGGTGGTGTGACTTGTGCTCATTGGAGGGTTTCAGAGGTAGATGGAGATTATTCTGCCTCTTCTTATGGCACTGTAGGTTTTACACCTGATCCTTCAGCATCAGATTTTATACCTTATGCAGATCTTACTGAGTCTACAGTACTAGGCTGGGTTCAGGCAGAGGTAGATAAGGACGCTACTGAAGCAGCACTAGCTGCCAATATTGCAGAGCAGAAGACACCTACAACGTCTACTGGCGTTCCTTGGTAGGCTGAGTGAAGCTGGGCATGGTTACTAGAACAGAGATGGACATAGCTTTAGAAGCTTTAGAACGCATAGCAGAGCATGAGAAAGAGTGTGGAGAACGCTGGGCTGAATGCACTGTAGAGCTACGAGAGCTTCGTAAGGCTACGGATAACCATGCTGCACGTTGGGAAAGGCTTGCTTGGCTAGTAGTAACTGTTGTAGTCACTACAGCAGCAACTGTTGTTGTTTCAATTTTAGGATAAGACATGAGTAAAAAAAGAAGTAACAGGAACAATAAAAAAGTTTTGCGGGCACTTAGGGCAAGAAGAAGCCATGGTGGGTCTCATAGAGGCGGTGGTAAAGGCCGTGAGCAAGATAGAGATAATGAGCCGACTCCTGTATTTGGTGAACCTGAAGTAACAGGAACTGTTACAGAAACTTCTAAACCTACTGGAGAACAGGGAGGAACTGTTACAGCTACTCAAGATCTTGTTACTACTACTTCTACTGGGGAACGTGGGACGGCTAAGTCTCGTACAAGTAAAGGGCCTCCTAGGGTTGAAATTACGCCTCCAGAAAAGTTTGAAATTGAGGAAGTCGAAGCTGCTCAAGTAGATAGAGAAGGCACTGAAATAACAAAAGCAGAATCGATTGATCCTCAAACTGCTGTGAAAGCTTCTACAGTTAGCGCTGCTCCTAGAGTAACTACAAAGGCTCCTCAAGCTACTCAAGCGAAAATGCCAACCAAGGTAACTGCTGAAACTATGGATGCTGCAAAGGCAGAAGATTTAGGAGCAACTGTAGCGGCCCAGGGTACAGTAAGTGACAAAGCTATAGCCAGTGCAGAAGGGCCTACTTTAACAGAAAGAGCTAAAGCTGCTGAAAGGGACACCGCTCAAGAACTAGCAGCCCTGGCAGAGGAGCAGAACTTTGAAATATCTGAAGGTGCTTATGTAGATAAAGTAACTGGTAGGCAAACGGATGTTGCTCCTACACGAGAAGCCGAGGTTAAACAACGAGAAGCAATTACTGGAGAGCCTGCAACAACTGGTCAAGCTGCACAAATTGTAAATACTGTTGGATATGAAGCAGCACAAAGACGAACAGTAAAAGGAGAAGCTGCAAGAGGCGCAGCAGCATCTATGGTTGCAGAGGTGGGTGATTTACCTCCTGATATTACAGCAGCTATTGTAGAAGATCCTGCAACAGTAGAAGCGCAGATTGATGATCAGCCTGTAGAGGTACGAGCGGCAGTAGCGGCATTGCCTACAGAAGCTCTTGTATCCTCTCAAATGGAAACACTGTTAGCGGGTATGGATGATGGTAAAACACCTGCGTGGGCTAGACCAGCCGTAGCAGCTATCGAACAACAATTGGCTGCTAGGGGCCTCTCAGCGTCCACTGTAGGCCGTGACGCACTATTTAATGCTATTATACAAAGTGCTTTACCTATTGCACAGAATAACGCACAGGCCCTCCAACAACGTGCTGCACAAAATTTAAGTAATGAGCAGCAAGCAAATCTTGCACAGTCTACGCAGGACATGCAAAGGCGTATGGCTAACTTGTCTAATAGACAAACAGCAGCATCACAGACTGCACAGTTTGCACAACAAATGTCTACGCTGCAAAGTCAATTTAGACAACAAGCAGTTATGACTTCTGCACAACAACAGCAACAAATGCGGATGCAAAATCTGCAAAACCAACAGCAGGCTGCTGTCATGAATGCTCAGATGCAGCAAGCTACTAATGCTCAAAATCTAGGCAATGATCAACAAGTAGAGCTTGCCAATCTTCAAATTGCAGCAGCTACTGAGGGTGCAAACGTAGATGCTGTAAATAGAGAGCGTCTTGCAGAGATGCAAGTTGCTGCTGACTTTTTATCTAAGAATGCAGCATTTAGACAACAGATGGAACTTGCTAATCTGACTAATGATCAACAGATGAGATTAGCAAACCTTTCTGCTTTAAATCAAGCTAGTAGAGATAATTTAACAGCGGAGCAGCAAACTGAACTAGCTAATTTAAATTCTAGAATGCAGACAAACATGCTCCAAGCTAAGTTGGCGCAACAGATGGGTATTGCACAACTAAATGTAGATCAGCAACGTGCTGTTCAGAATGCTGCAATGGTAGCTAGAGTTGATCTTACAAAATTCAATGCTGATCAGCAAGTTGAACTAGCCAATAGTAAGTTCATGCAGTCAATGACTATGGCAGATTTTAATGCTGAACAACAGGCGGCTATGCAGAACGCTACAATGATGGCTCAAATGGATTTAGCTGCTGCTGATCAAAGAACTAAATTAGCTATTACCAATGCTCAAAGTTTTTTGCAGATGGACATGGCAAATCTTAATAATCGCCAACAGGCCGTTGTATTAGATCAGCAACTAAAACAACAAAGAATTTTATCAGATCAATCAGCCGAGAATGCAGCAAGACAGTTTAACGCATCTTCAGAAAATCAAACTAATCAATTTATGGCTAGTATGCAAGCTAACATGAACCAGTTCAATACGACACAGCTAAATGCAATGAAGCAGTTTAATGCATCAGAAGCTAATAAAGCAAGTGCTATAAATGCTGCAAATGCTATAGAGGTTAATAAAGCTAACGCTCAGATAAGAAATCAAGTTAATCAATTCAATGCCTCTATAGAGTTTCAACGTGATCAGTGGAATGCTGCTAACGCCCAGGCTGTCGCTCAGTCAAATGTTGAATGGCGTAGGAGAGCTAATACTATTGATACGGCTGCTCAGAATGCTGCTAATCAACAAAACGCTCAAATGGCTTTTAATTTATCAAGTGCAGAGCAAGAGTTTTTGTGGCAAAATTTAAGAGATGAAGCAGCTTATATTAGAACTGCCTATGAAAATGAAGAGCAAAGAAAAACTGTTATGTATTCCACGGCTCTTCAAAATGAGGCAGCGGCTGGTAAAGGCTCTAGCACCACAAGCACACTTCTAACTTTAATTGGAAATTTATTTAAAACATAGGGGTTTTTATGGGATTTTTTAGCAAGATATTTAAAGGTGTCAAAAAAGTCTTTAAAAAGATTGGAAGGGGCATCAAAAAAGTATTTAAAAAAATTGGAAAGTTTATGGGCAAGATTGGTGTTGTAGGCCAAATTGCTCTTAGCTTTTTGCTACCAGGAGTGGGTGCTTTGATAGGAAAAGCTGCGGGGGCCATGATGGCTTCTAGTAATGCCATTATAAGTGGTGCTGGAAGCTTTTTGAATGCTGCGGTAAATATCGGATCTAAAGCTGGATCACTCGTGAAGAGTGTAGGTAAGGGAGTTTTAGATGTTGTAGGAAAAACTGTAGGTACTGCTATAAATAAAATACCAGGGGCAGGTGATTTTCTTTATCAATTAACTTCTGGTAAAATTGACATTACTAAAATGAAAAATTTTGATGGTATCATGAAAACTGCTCAAAATGCTATTACAGATGTAGCAGCTAAAGGTCGTGATTTATTTTCTATGGATACTCTTACAGAAAAGAATGTATTTGCTCAAAGAGCCGATATAGCAAAGCAACTTGAAAAGTATGCCAAGCCTATTGAACAAGTAACCGCTGAAGTTTCTCCTGATGAATTTGCAGAAAGAATAAGGGCAGGGGAAAGTGCAATCGAAGCTAGTATTCCAAAAGCAGAATCTATACGACAAATAAAGGCACCTGTTTCTCTTGAAGAAGGTTTTTCTATGCCTGCTGAAGATGCAACAATAAGAAGTATTTCTAAAGGTCAAGCAGACTTCTTTCCTACTGCTCAACAACAAACTCAATCACTATTATCACCTGTAGATGTTCCGACATTGACAACAGAAGAAATAGCTGCTGGAGCGCGTTATGATCTAGCTTCACCAACAGGTGTTACCTTTCCAGAAAAGACTTTTAGTGAAAAACTATTTGATACTCCAGTAGGTCAGAAGGCACAGGAAAAGGTAAGCTCAAGTTTAACTAGAAGTAACTTGCAGAGGGCTATAGATGAAACTTATGGGCCGCAAGGAGAAGCTATGGGTGATGGTACTTATACAAGTATTGATGTGCCAGATTTAGATCAAATAAGCGTAGCATCTGTTGGAGCCGCTCCTACACAAAGAAGTATTAGAAGGACTGAAATATCAGGCTATGGTGCAACTTCCTTTGACAATTTATTATATACGCCTAAATCTAGCTGGGGCCGAACTTTTGCAGAGCTTATGGGGTAAAGCACAATGTTAGAACAACCTAATCAACAGTTAGAAGAATATCAAAGTAGAATGGATCGTCCTATACCGGGGCAGTCTCTTACTGAAGATCCTGATAGCCCTCAACCGTATGTTTCAGCACCAGAGTTTACTGTTATACAAGAAGCTCTGGATTATATTTTTGTTACCGTAACAGAAGAAGAAACATATGAGAATGTAATGTCTTCTATAGCCAGGGGTGTCTCTATTATGGAGATTACTCAGTTGCTCCTTTTTGCAGGGTTTAATGAAGGCAAATGGAATCCAGACCTAATGCTACTTCTTGCAGAGCCTACAGCGTATATGCTCATGGGTTTAGCAGAGAGGGCAGGCATTGATTATGAGATTACTGATGAGGATGGTGATGAAATAAATGTGTTTGGTGCCGCATTACCTCAAGAGAGAGCCGATCAATTAGAGAATAGAGATATACCCGAAGAAACTGTAGAGCAAATAGAGAATACTGATTTACCGAGTTTATTGGAGAAACCTGCTCCTAGTTTAATGCAGAGGCAATAATATGGCTATTGAAGAAACCTATAGAAGTCTGCTGGGCGCTCAACGCAAGCGACAAAAACGAGAAGAGCGTCAGAATATGCTTTTACAGGCAGGCACTCTGGCGACTAATATTTATCAACAAAAGCTAGATGAAAAAGCTCAAGAATTTTTTGAGCGTACTGAGCTTGATAACAAGCGTATTAGATACCAAGAGGGGTACGATCTTTTTAATAATAAGATAAAAAAGATATATGATGAAGGCACTAATAGTACTTTAGGTCTCGGAGAGTATTTAGTAGGCACTGTAGCTCAACCGATAGCACAAGAAAGAATTTATGCAAACTTTGAAGAAGATATGGTTAAAGACCCTGATGAGCTTGGGAGCGCGGTTAGATCCTATGCAGAAGAAATGGTTTATGGTTCTTTAGACGATCAGGGGAATCGATCAGGCGGTGGTATGCTTGATAGGTTACAGGCCGCTTATGATAGTGGCAAGACTCTAAAAAACATGGAGGAGTACGATGAATATATTTCTAGGAGGGCTGACCTTCCTGAAAATGTAGGAATGGCTTTGGTTGGTAAATTTTTTAACGGTAAAAGCAGGCAAGAAGTAGAGGCTGACGCACTAAAAAGAATTGCGACAAACAATCGATTTGACGAAAACTCTACTGCTTTTATGGCGCTTGCTAAAGCATTTAACTCAGGTATGTCCCTTACTAACTCAGAAGAAGTTGCTAAAAAGGTTCAAGCGTACACTGAAAATATTAAAATGAAACCTAATGAGTTTTTAAAGGAGTCTAAAATTGTAACCGCTAAAAGACCAGATGGAAGAGGTGGACAGTTTGAGTGGAAATATATACAAGATACGTATCAAGATAGAAGAACAAATGCAATTCGTACAGTAAATAGGGCTAATACGGCAGATTCTTTTTCTACAAAAATATTTAGACAAGAAGAAGTAAGACTACCAGGTGAAGCTGTAGAGGTAGAGCAGGTAGAGCCACTAACAGGTAAAGTTATAAAGACAAAACAACAGCCTTTTCACGATGTATCTGGTAAAGAAATGTTTAGATATACTGAAGTAGAAAATGTTGGTGAAGATCCTGTAAGAGGAGACATTACCACAGATGTTGCACCTCATCTTGTTGAAGCTGCTGGTCAAGTGGCTAACAATGTTATTATGCAACAGCCTGATTCAGATTATGTAAGAGATGCTTTTAACGATTACCAACAAAGGCTTTATGGTGACGATGAAGATCAAAAAGAGCAATTTAGAAAGGATACAAATAGAAATATACAGATTATGGGCTTCAATTTACATCAAGAATATCGCTTTGATGTGCCTACAGGTAGAAAAATTGCTGCTCAAATGTTAGTAAATAATGTGAGATATGAGAAAGATACGGGTAGTGAATACAAAAACTATCGGGGTGCTAATTTATATTCTTCTATAGACGCAAATGGGTTGAGAGTTCTTGAGGCAATAAATGATCTAAACATGTCAGATACTGAGTTTAAGATGGGTGGTTTAGATGAAGAAGATTTTAAACCCTTAATTGCCGATTTAATTAGCAGGAATAATTTATTAGCTTTTAGAGGGCGCAAGGGTGCTAGTTCAAGAGAAGAATCTATTTTTGATGATGAAAGTAGAAGATATTTCTTAGAGAAGAACATGCCAGACGATGATAACATTAATAATATTTTTAATCGCCCTATAAATTTAGGCGTTCCTTATGCAGATGCAGGCTTAACTATTTTTGATTATATTGAAAGAGAAACTATGGGAACAATTACTAGAGGCCGAAATCTTGAACAATATTATCGTGAACTAGATGAGGCTGCACAACTTGCTAAAATTCAAGCAACTCTTGGTGCCCAATTTTAAAGGATGTTAAATGATATTTGATGACACCTTCAAAAAAGAAGAGGATGTAAAAGGCCCTATATTTGTAAAGCCTTCTATTGATTCTATGGCTATGCCAACAACTACAAATGCTTGGCGTAATGATCCTCGCGTTCAAAAAGACGCTGAGATATATTTGTATGGTCTTTCTAAACTAGATAACACTTTTGATCCTGGCACTTACTTTGATGACAATCGTGACATCGTAGAAGTTTTACGCGACGAAGATAATAGAATAATGACTATTATACAACGCGCTGGTAACTTAGGCAAGCTGTCTCCCGAAGCTAAAGCCGCATATAATCGACTTAGATCTAGCTGGGAAAACACTATGCCCTCTAACTTTGATGAGTGGACAGACTATGCTGCTGATTTAAGCTCTGATGTATTTGCAGATCCTTTAAATGCTTTGGGTTTAATTTTTACTGGTGGCAGCGCAAATGCTGTTGCACAAACGGCTGGTAAAGAAGGATTAAAACAAGTTTTAAAAAGAGCAGCAGTCTCAGACAGCACTAAAGCGCAAACTATACGAGGTGCTATTGCAGGTGGTGCTTATGGAACTACGCATGAGGATCAGCTTCAGAGAGCAGAAATAGCTACAGGACTATCTACCGATTATGAGATTGGACGCACAGCAACTGTAGGGGGCGCAAGTGCTTTGGCAGGTGCTGCTCTTGTCGGGACTCTTGCAGGAACTTCCAAGTTTTTTAAAAAACGTGCTAAAGAACGTATGGATGCTGATGAGCAGTTTAGAAGAGCTAACAGTGAAGGCCCTGAAGGCGTAGATCCAGACATTCAGCAAACCGTAGAGGACAATATAGAAATACTTAAACCTAGTTCGGTCACTGATATATCGGCTGATGTAACTCCTGGTAGGGCCTCTATAGTTATTGATCAAGAAGCCGTAGGAAAGTTTTCAGAAGAAGTAAGTAAAAAGGCTGGGGGAGGCGAAAGAACCACGCAAGAAGTGGTCGATACTGTTAATCAAGTTATGCGCGACTCCGCTGGTAAACCATTAGACAACTTAGGTAGGCGTATAGGGTTTGAAGTAAACAGACTTATAAATAGATATGGTTCTAAAATAGCATTCAAGCCTGTTGCTGTCGTAGAGTCTTTTAGTAAGTTTTCACAGACTGCTAATGATCTAATGAAAAAATTTAGGTATGACGCAGGACGTACTGTATTTGGAGACCGTGATTATGACTCTCAAGATTTCTTTGAGGTCTATAAAGAAACAGCAGGTCGATACTTCGTAAGAGCTAAAGTAGCCATGGAGCCTTTTGCTCTTAACATGAGGGGTAAGCTTTCTGAAGTTGCTAATAATAATATTATTAGAGCTTTGAGAGGTGAAGAACCCTCTGGAGATGGTGTAGCAACCGTTGCAGGAGAGCTAAGAGAAATATTAGATGATATAGCTGATCGTTTATTAAAAGATGGTTTTATCGATGAGCCAGCCACTAATTATGTTCCTCGTATGTGGAGCAGGTCTGCTATTGAAAAAAATAAAGAAACATTTATATCTAAACTCATGGATGCCAATGAAGTCAACTCTAGAGAAGAAGGTCTTAGAGTTGTTGAGGAGATGCTTGATAAGCGTAATCAGTTAGATGGTGGTAGTTCAGGTGGTAATGCTTTCTTTTTTAAGAGGCAGTTTAATCTTCTTCAGGATAATGACTTTGAAGAGTTTTTAAATAATGACATTGTTGACATTATGAATACTTATATTTTTCAGTCTTCTAAGCAGTTGGCTAAAAAGAAAGTATTTGGAGTTAGGAATCTAAACGAATATAGAACTAAGTATGTTGATAACATTCGCGCAGAAATGCGTAAAGCAGGTAAAACTCTTACAGTAGGCGATGAAAGTGATTTAATTAGAGTATGGCAGCTTACCACAGGCGAAGATGTTAGTAGATTTGAAAGTAGCAAAGTTCAAGGATTTATTGATGCTTATAGTGTGGCAAATCGATTAGCCTATCTACCTCTTGCAACTCTTTCAAGTGTTACTGAGGTCTTTATTAATGTAGGTAAGGCAGGTGTAATTAAAAGTTTAAAAGGTCTTGCAAAGTCTACTGATGCTGCTCAGGACACCATACAAAAGCAGCTAAAAGAAAAATTAGGTAAGCAGGGTCTTACTGAAAACGAAATCTGGAAAGAGATGAACAAGTTTGGTCTTGCTCTGGATACTGCTATGTCGGATCTTGCAGACAGGCTGGCTGGTGATGGTCTTAGCTCAGAGCTTGCTAGAAAAGTAAACAACAATTTTTTTAGATACAACTTTCTAGATCAGTGGACTAAATCGGTTCAGATGATGTCTTATGTAACTGGTAAGACTTTGATAGCTGATAATCTTAGGGCTATAGCAAAAAATAAAGGTCTGCCTGATTCAAGAAGAATTACTCGCCTAAAAGATGAGTTAAAGGAATTAAATATAGATATTGAAAGGGGCTTAAACTGGGTTGAGACAGGAGACAAAGATTTTGAAGAGGTTATACAAAGAGGAGCAGCTAGATATGCAAATGAGGTTATTTTAAACCCATCCGCAGAGTCTGGGCTAAAACCTGTGTGGATGGCTAATCCTCAATCATCTATATTATTTCAATTTATGGGTTACCCGGCTGCTTTTACAAACACAGTACTCAAGAATGCTGCAAAAGGATTATTACGCAACCCTGTAGGTAATGGAGCAAAAATTGTCCCAGCGGCTCTTATAATGACTGAAATGGCTAGGTGGACTAATTATGCCAGGAGCGGGGGTGAGTCTGAAAGATTTAAGGATCGTGAACAGATATATAAGGACGCTGTTATTCGCTGGGGAGGAAACGGATTAATTGCTGACATGATGCAACGAGGGCGTAAAGCCGCAGAAATATATCAAGATCCTTTAGCAGGCACCGCAGGTCTTTTTGGGCCAGTAGGACAAGATCTATATACGCTTGTACGCCGTGGAGACATTGTAAGTTTTTTTGGTAAAAAAGTACCGCTCTATGGTGCAGGAAAAACTATTGAGCGTACATTTGATGTTGAGTTTATGGATGAGTACAACAAAAATCTAAAGGAGCTTAACAAAAAGTTTGAAGAAGCTGTTGTACCTGAAAGAGCTAGAGAGCCGTTTATGTATGCAGGGGGCGGGGTGGTTAAAGATGTACCTAACGTCCCTGAAGAACCTGATCAGCGTATTGATAAGATAACAGGCCGTCCATATGACAAACAGGCTGGTGAAGCGTTTGTAGATAATGAAGAAGATCCTTTAGTTAGACTTGGCTTAGTTGCAGGTGGTCTTGCTAGACCTGCTGCTAAATTAGCTAGAACTGTTACAGAAGAAATAGAAGAGTTAATTAAAAGTTACTCCACTAAAGATACAGATCCAGAGTCTGTTAAAAAAGCAGCAGAAGAAATAGTGGGGAGTAACATAGGACAAGATGACTATGAAATAGAACAGATTAGAAAATCTTTAGAGCGTACATCCTTTACAGATTATGATGAATATGTAAATGAACCTGTTGAAGAGATTTTAGATAAGTATCGTCTTAGAGAAACAGAAGATGAATCGTTTATTGAAGTAGAGGGGCAGGCGAGGGCAGCAGGAACATCAATGTCAGAGGTGCCTGAAGACGATTTAATATTTATGGGTGATGTCGAAAAAGCAGAGGCCCTAAGAAAAGCTGAGTCCATAGCTCCAGAACAGTCTATGGTTTTTAAAGAAGAATTAGATTCTTTAAGGAACAGCAAAGATCCTATGGAGAAAGAGGCGGCTAGTATGTTGAATAGGCTATTAGTTAAGATGCCTCGCGCTGGTCAACCTAGAGTTCAGGAAGATGTTGATGCTGATATAGGACAGAGAATACAAGAGTTTGTTAAAGACTCTGTGGTAAAAGAGCCTGTTTATAGAGCAACAGGGCATGGAATATCAACTGACTTTGAAGTTAACTTTGCGTTGCCTAGAGAAATAGGCCCACATTTTGGTACAAAAGGACAGGCAAATTATATAGTCCTGAGCGATTACTTAGAAGGTGTTGAGTTTGAAAGACAAATGTTTGACCTGAAGATGACTCAAGATCAGATATTCGAGCAGGGACAAGTCAAAAAACCAGGTAAGTTGCCTGCTATGATGAAGGGTTATTTAGATATTAGAAACCCATTAGTAATAGAGGACGATTTAGGTGTATGGGATGCAGTATCCATAATAGATGACTTCTTTAGTATAAAAGAAACAATGGCTTCAAAATTTATTACAGAGATAGGGAATCAAAGTAAGGGTAAAAACTCAGGAGCTTTCTACGATATTATGAGGCCACCATATATTAAATATAAAAAGTTCATAGAGGATAATATGGGTAAAGAAGATGAACCCTTGTATAAACTACAAAAGGCTATAAGAAGGTATGATATAAATGATAAGTTTAAACAATATCTAAAAAGCCTAGGATTTGATGGCATCAAGTATAGAAATACTATAGAAGGCGATGAAGTGGAGTTAGCGGGTGATTATCCTAATAAGCCAGGGGCATACTCGTATATTGCATTTGATCCTCATCAATTCAAAGTTGCTTCAGCAGCGAAGTTTGATCCTGAAGACCCTAGAATGTTTAGGGCGCAGGGTGGAAGCGTAGGATGATAAATGAAAAACGTATATGTACTACTGCCTCTGTTACTGTTGTTAGGAGTTTTTATGTATAAGTATTTTACAGAAGAAGAAGTAGTTTGCAAGCACTGCGATGAGTCGGGTATGAACCCAGAGTTCATGCGTAAAGTAGATGTGCTGAGAGAGAAGCTGGATTTCCCCTTTAAGATAAGTTCTGCGTATAGGTGCCCTCAGCACCCCATAGAGGCCCGTAAAGCCTCTCCAGGCGCTCATGCGTCAGGTAGGGCACTAGACATCATGGTGCGTGGAGAACAGGCTCACAGGCTCTTACAGGGCGCTCTAGAGGCAGGTTTTACAGGTATTGGTGTCAGTCAGAAGGGGCCAACCAGATTCATCCACATTGATGATCTAGAAGACTCAGAAGGTCGCCCAAGACCACACGTATGGAGTTATTGATATGAGTTTAGTAGCAACACTAGTAGGCCCTGTTACAGGCTTGCTGGACAAGTTTATTGAAGACAAAGATCAGAAGGCTATGCTGGCCCACAAGATTGCAACGATGTCAGAGGAACATCATCAGGATCTTATGAAGGCCCAGATAGAGGTCAACAAAGTAGAAGCTAGTAATTCTAATTTATTTGTATCCGGGTGGAGACCCTTTATTGGTTGGACATGTGGACTGGGGATGTTTGGAAACTTCATCACAATACCATTCGCAAACTTTGTACTGGCACTGCTTGAAATAAATATTGTCATTCCTCTAGTACCCCTAGAGACTATGATGCCTGTCCTCATGGGCATGTTAGGTCTAGGCGCAATGAGGAGCTACGAAAAGACTAGAAAATGATAATAGAAAGTGTTGCAGCAGCCTCTGCCATCTTGTCGAGTCTGAATACTTTGATAAGGCAAGCCAATGAATCCGGGCAGGGTATCCAGCAGCTTATGGGTACTATCAGCGATTTTGGAGAAGCTTTAACAAATTTTGAAGTAGAGCGTAAGTCTAGCACCTTCAAGCCTCTAAGTCAGAGCGAAATCTTGAGGCTCACCCAGATAAAGAAAAGCTATGAGAGATACT